GACCACCATCACCGGTATGGCGATCATCGTGGCAATCGAAATGCTGGAAGCCGAGGTACCCGTCACGACCTGCGCACCCTCGGCCCGGTACGCCGTAGAACTGATCATGATGTCCATCGTCGAGCTGGCCTCGTTCAGCTCGGTTGAGCCAGCGCCTGCGGTCCAGGTAACCCCAACGGATGAGAAGATGCCGACGATGAACCCTGGACGCGTTAGCGTGGCACTGAGGGCCGAATGCGCCGTCCCCGTCCCGCTCTCCGCAGTAGAGACGGCCGTACCCAGAGTGAGCGGCACCTGGATGCCGTTCGCCATCCGGGCATAGGCACTGACGGCCACCCAGGCATACGCGATACTGGAGTTGAGCGCGAAGGTGAGCGCAGGCGCTCCCGAGTACCACCGCCGACCGTATACCCACGTCTTGAGCGTAGACCCGTCGGAGAACGAGGCCAGCAGGGTCCACTCGCTCGAGCTCGGCGTGATGCCGACACCATTCGAGTTGAGGACCACCGCGACGATGGAGTAGTCGCCCCAGTCAGTGTCTGCGGGGAGGGAGGTGGCGATGGAGATGCCCGTACCGGTCCCGCCTGCGGTGCCTGTACGCCAGCCTACCGACTGTGCATATGCTTCCTGTCGACCGCCGAGCACCACCGACGCGGTCGTGCTGGCGTCGTTGCTGTTCGTCATCGTCACATCATCGGGCAACGCATCGTCAAGCGAATGCGTCACGGTGTACTGACCCGTTGACTGCGGAGTCAGCAGCCGCAACGCGTCCGGGTTCGGGTTGCTGGCCTCGTTCGGCGGGTCCTCTTCCCAGTCGGCCGTGATGTCTGCCGGGGCGTACACCGGGGCAGAGGTGTCCAGGGCTCCGGCCAGCGTCGGTGTGCTGGCCCCCAGGGTATTGACGTTATCGACTTCGGCGAAGTTGTTGGTACCGTTGTTGCGATGGCTCTCGAAGATGAGCTGAAGGTCCACGGCCGTGCTCAGCCAGCTCGGTGCACCGAGCGTACGCTGGGTGGTCCAGGCAATGCCGTCCGAGGACGTCTGGAACAGGATGTTGGCACCCGACTTCAGGATGCGCATCCAGGCGTGCGTCGTGCTGTTGTACGTGATGCCGACCGAGGTGGCGTCTACGTACCCGACACGACTGACGCAGTAGAACTTCCCGTCGAACATGTTGATGTAGAAGCCGACGTCGGTGCCGAGTGGCTGGCCAGCACTGTAGAGCACCATCTCCAGATAGCACTCGGTCGTGGCGCTGGCAAGCGCAGGCGGGTACAGCCGCGCGTAGACGTCGCTCCAGGTGTAATCCGTCGCCGTGGCCAGCGCGCTATATCCGGTGTCACAGGTGATGCGGCTCCGGCCGCCGGTCTCGGTAACCGTGCCGTATCGCCCGGACCAGATCGGTGCGATGACACCGTCGTCAAAGTTGTCAATGAGACTGCTGGTGAGCGCCATCAGGCCGTCAGCTCCCTCAGGTTCAGGGCCAGCGAGTCACGGAAGCGGGCCGCGAACGGGACCGAATCGTTCAAGCCGACGATCTCTACTGGCCGGATGCCCGTCCCGGGAGCCCACGTGTTCAGAACCGAGTCCTGCTCGAGCAACGGCTCGTCGATATACAGTGAACCGCCGGTCGTCACGGAGGACCCCGTCACCACCCACAGTGGGCGGACGTAGGCCGCGTTCGATGGGCTGGTCCCGCTCACGCTCAGGCGCTGCCAGGCTGTCACAGCCGTTGCGCCACTGCTGATCTGCGAACCGATGATGGTACCGGTGATGTCCTGCCACTCCAGCACCATTGCCACCGTGATCGACGTATCGACGACCCCGTCGGGCTTCAGCCACGAACTGAAGGTGTACGGCAGGCTCGGCGCAACCGGATGGGCGAACCATGAGCGGTACAGCGGCTGAACCCCGAGCGTCGGGGTGGTGGCCGCCGTCACACTCCACAGCCAGCGAATCGACCGCGTTCCGCCGGTCCGATGGATGTTGGTCGCCACCGAGTTGCTACTCACCGTGCCGTTCGATCCTCCCGACGTGATGAGGTGGGTTGTGTCCATGCGTAGGTTCGTCGCACTGGCCACATTGGGCGGAAGCAGGTTTGGTGCGCTCGGGTCGATGAACACGAAGGGGCCGGGACCGTTCATCCCGAGCCAGTATTGCTCGACCCGCGCGTAGGTGTCAGCGTGCAACACTTCCCAGTTCACGGTGTAGGCCCGAGAGCCATCGACCATAGACGAGACCATGTGCTGACCCGAGCCCGCCACGAAGTCCGACGTGAGTCGCTCGTATGAGCGGTCCATGTCGCCGCGTGGATAGGGCATCGTGACCAGCGCTCCCGGTCGCCCGAAGTACACGTCGGGCACTTGACGTTCAGAGCGAACCATTATGCTGTCCTTCCCGAACCGGCCCAGGAGGTCTGCCTAGTGCCTTCAGTGGTTGCCTTAGAGACGACGGTCGGGTTGCCTGTGACTGCGTCCACGATGAACGCCGTGAGCACCTTCCCGTCAAGAACGAGGTTGTACGGCCCGAACGCTCCTGCGGAGGGAGCGGGTGGGGGAGTCGGTGTCGTCGCGGATACCGTCGCTCCGCCCGAGGTTGTTGCGAGCGCAGGTAGCGCCACCGTCGGGGCTACCGCAGCGTTCGCGAGGCTCTTCCCCGCGAGCACCACCGCCCGCAGCCCGTTCTTGATGCCGTCCGTGAGACCCCGGCTGATGAACTCACCGAGTTGGAACATGACCCGCGACGGGCTCTTGATCTTGAGCGCCTTCTTGATGGCCGCTGCCATCTTCTTCGCTATCTGATCCATCTGCTTGTCGATAGCTTTCTGCTGGCTCTTCAGGCCGTTCACGAGGCCCTGCGCGGCCCGCACTCCCGCGCCGTACAGCGCATCCGCCGTGGCCTTGCCAACGCTGTTCGCGGCGGTGCCGAGCTGGCTCTGAAGGCTGTTGAACGTCTTGATGTCCTCGGCGCTCGCCGTCGCCAGCGCCTTCGCCATGACCCCGCCGTCCGCGACGCCAGCATTAGCAATCTGTGCGATCAGGTCCTTGTTCAGACCGCGCTTCGCGAGCGTCTGGATGTCGGCCGCGAACTGCTTCGCCTGCGCGACAGCCTTGGCGAAGCTGGCCTTGACGCTCTCAAGGTTGACGGCCTTCTTACCGGGCTGGATGATACTGAATGAGTCCTTGACCGATTGCGCGGCCTTGGCCTGTGCGTCGGCGTAACTCTTCTGAACCGCCGTCAGACTGGCCTGCGCAGTCTTGAGCTTGCCTGCTACCGTCACGGCCTTGTTCGAGAGCGCCGTGAGCTGCTTCGTACCCTTGTTCAGCGTGTTCAGCACGCTGTTCTTCTGGCTCTTCTTGATGACCCGGCTGCTGAACGCATCGTTGACGCTGTTGGCCACCCGGTTCGCCGCCGCGCGCACCTGCTTGGCGGTACCGGTCAGGCCGTTGATGAGGCCCTGATTGATGAACCGGCCCAGAGTGACCATCACTCGAGACGGGCTGCTGATATGCAACGTGCTCTTGACGCCGTTGATGACCTGCTTACCGACGGAGGCCGCCGCACTCACCGCAGCCCCGACAGCACCGGAGATACCGCGAGCCAGGCCCAGCACCACATCGCGGCCTGCTCCCACGAGCAGGCTCCCGAGGTTGCCGACCGCGCTCTTGACTTTGCCAGGCAACGAACGTGCCACGTTCGTGACACTGCTGATGCCGGAGTTGAACGCGTTGCGCACCGCGTTCCAGGCTGCGGTCGCCACCGCCACGATCTGGCCCGGGAGCGCGCTGATGGCCGCCCGCGCGCGGCCTGGCAATGCCTGCGCAAACCCCACCACAGCCGCAATGCCGGTAGCGAATGCTGTGCGCACCGCGTTCCAAGCATTCGTGGCTAGATTGACCAGGGTGCTGCCCAGAGCCGACAGCGCCGAGGCCACGCGCCCCGGTACCGCAGCCACGAACGAGATAACCAGGCCGATCTCCTGGCCGAACGTGAAGGCCATCGCTTTGACCGCAGCACTGACCGAGCTGACCAGTGTTCCGGGCAGAGCCGCCAACGCGCCACCGATACGACCGGGCAGGCTGGTGAACCATCCGATGATGGCCGCGCCTGCGGTCACTACCGCGTTGTACGCCCCGGTGATGGCGCCGGTGAAGCCGGAGATGAGGGCCTGGCCGAAACCGAGGACCGCTCCCACGATTGTAGTGAGCGCCACCTGCATCTTGACCAGGAACGTGACGACCTTGATACCCACGGTGATGAACTGCACCAGGATGGGCACGAACTGAACGAAGGCGTTGACCAGCACCGGGATCAGCGGGATGATGGCCGTGAGACCCTGTTGAAGCGCACCCGAGACCACCGTCGCCAGCTCGGTGAACGCAGGCACGAGCTTCTGCATACTGTCGAGGAGCTGCGGGAGGACCGGGAGGAGGGCGTCCGCGAAGGTGGTCGCCACCTTCACAATGAGCGGTGCGACCGGTGCGAACGCCTTGGCGATAGCCGACCCGAGCTGGGCGGCCAACGGCAGGTTCTGCGCGAACGCCTGCACGACCGGGACCAGCGCCTGGAAGGCCTCGAGCATCGCCCCGCCGAGTACGCCGATAACCGGACCCAGCTCCGAGGCGAGTGCGCTCAGCCCGGTAGCGAGCTGCGTGGCGATCAGGCTCACGAGCTGGGCTACCGGCGGGATAAGCGGCGCCACCGCACCGAGAATGTCCGCGATCGCCTTAGCTACCGGAGCCAGGGCTGGCGTGAGCGCCTCGACCACCTTCAGGAGCTGCGGCCCCACGGTCTGGGCGATCTGGCTGAACGCAGGCCCGAGGGCTCCGGCGAGGGCTCCGGCGAGCTTCGTGATGACCGGAGACAGTTGTCCGGCCACCTGCGCGAGCCCCGTGAACAGGCTCGTGATGGCGCTCTTACCTGCCGCGCTCTTCAGGAACTCGTTGAAGGCGCCGGTGATGCTGGCCAACGTATTGAGCAGCCCACCCCCCGTCCCCGCCGCAGTAGCGAAGACGGTTTGCAGGATGCCGCCGACGTTCTGAGCGATGGTACCAAGCGTCTTCAGCGTGGCGAGGGCCGTGTCGATCCACGATTGCAGGCGACCATCACTCGCCACCGCGCTGAGCCAGATCGTGAACTTTTCGGCCAGCCCGTCAACCGCCACTCCCATCTTCGCGAGCAGCGGCAAGCCCACGTCGCCCACCGACCGCAGCGCGCCGAGGAGCGGCACGATGTTGGGCAGCACCTGCGCGAGCGCAGCCTTGAACGTATCGATGGCCCGCGTGAGAAACGCAACGCTATCGGCGCTCAGCGCGAAGTTGCTGACTTGTCGGGTGGTCTCTCCGAACAGGCTCGCGAGCCCATTTAGGCTCGGCTTCAGTTGGGCGAGCGCCTTGGTGGCGCGCGGCACCTGATCGGCAAGATGACTGGCCTCGAAGAAGCTCTGCTGGAGCCCCTGCTGGAATTTCGTCAGCTCGGGCGCCGCAGCCCGGATCGCCTTCGCGAAGTCCTGGGCTGCGGGGGCCAGGTTCTTGATTGCCTTCTCGAACTTCGCCGGGTCGGTCTCGAACGCGGCTTTGACCGCATCCCCGACACCCGCAAACGCAGCCTTCATCACACCGACCGCCGCCGCTATCCCGACGAACGCACCGGGGATAGCAGCGGACAGGCTGAGAATGCTCGTCAGGGCTGGCACGATTCCGAGCAGTTGCACAACCGCGTTCCCGGCCGCCGCCCCGACCTGGATCAGGCCGACACCCAACGCCGAGATCTTGCCGAGGCTGGCCAGGCTCTTGCCCAACTTCTTGAAGGTGGCCGAGAGCTTCTTGACATCCTTGTCGGTCTTCTTGGAGGACTTACCGACGTCGTCAATGTCGTGCTGGGCCCGGTCGACCTGTTCCTTGCCGGTGTACTCCAGCTCGATCTTTCCGTGAGCCGTGCCGAGATCGTAAGCCACAGCCCTACTCCCGCTTTCTAGGGTCGGCGTAACGCCGCTCAGATGGCAGCCAACGCCGGATCACGCGCTGGCGGGCCCGCTCCATGCCGCGAGCGTCTTTCGCGTCGCTGGTGGCATCTGAGAGGGCTGCTTCGAAGCTCACACCCCACCGCGTCACCGCGCTATCGAGGGCGTATGCCTCGAGGCTCTCCGGCGGGATCCCGAAGAGCGCGCTGGGTCGGCAGTGCAGGGCGCGGCTCATGTTCCACGCGTTAGCGAGGCTCTCCGGGCTCCGTGCGAAAGGAGTCGAACGTCCCGACCCCCTGCAACGCCCGGTTCATGATGGCCAGACGGTCCTCGAGGTCGATGCTGTCCACGTAGATCAGACCGGGGATCTTCATGGCACCCTCGTCGGGGATCATGTGCACCTGCGGCCGAATCACAGCGAGCGGCACGATGACGTTGACGAGATCCACCATGACGTTGACCGTGTCGGCGTCCGGCATCTCCTCGACCCTCGCGGGCGGAAGCCCTTCGGCCTTGTCGATGAGCTCCTGCGTGATCCCGGGCAGGCGCGTCACCTGATCGATGATACCGCGCCGCAGAAGCTCCTCCACGGGAACCTTCTGCATGCGACACAGCGCACCGCTCGGGCAGATGAAGTCGAAGTCCTGCACAGCCCAGACCTCGGCCGCCGGACGTGCCTGCGGAGCAGAGGGTCGGGAGGGCTGAACGTAGACGGGTTGTCCGAGGCCGGTCTCCTGCTGGATGCCCGAGAAGGAGGCCGCGTTCGCAGCCTTCCACTCCTCGAACTGCTGGCCTGTCATCTCGGAGAAGTTCGGTGCTGTCATGGCTGCGCTCCTTGGCGTCTATGAATGATCGGTGAAGCCCGAGCCGGGACGCGGGGGTCCCCGGGGGAAGGCACGCCCCGGCTCGGGGGTCTACTAGGCGATGGCCGCTGCGGTCTCGTTCTCGACGAAGGCCCAAACCTTGCCGACGTCCGCCACGGTCAGCGTCGCGATGGCGTTGCCCTCGCAGTGCGTGACCCAGAACTCCTGGTCGGTGTGACTGCCGGAGACCTGAGTCGCCTTGCAGCGGTACAGGACAAGGTGGCTGTCCCCGCCGGACTCGGCGATCGACTGGCCCTCCATGAAGAAGTCGGGGTAGGCGTCTGTGCCCATCCGCGTCCACTTCTTCACAATGCTCGGCGTCGTACCGCTGGTCGCGACGGCACCCCCGGCGATGATGACCATGGACTCGAGGCTGTAGCCACCACCCTCGAGGGTCCAGTCGACCGAGTCGATCGTCACGCGCTGGGCCACGACCTGGTCGTCACCGCGAAGCTCCTGGCTGGAAGTCGACTCCTCGAACTCCAGCGTTTGCCCGTTGGGGAAGTCGACCAGAGAGCCCTTGACACCCGCGCTGTCGAGCGTGGCAACCTTGACGTCACGCAGACCGTAGGGGAGGCGATTCGTGCTGAGCGCCATGCGCTTCTCCTTCCTTGCTCGTGAATTCCCGATACCGCTTGGTTCCGAGGAACTCTCCAGTAGTGCTGTTGAAGCGGTGAAGAACCACCACCCCCGGCCCCGCCCCGCAGCGCGAGCTACGGCACTTGACCTCGACCGCCTCGGCGATCAGTTCACCGAACTTGATGCCCTGCGGGCACCGAAGCTCGACGACTACAGGTTTACGACCTGGAACGCCGCGTCCGTCTTGAGGTAGGCCACCGCCTCGCGGCTCAGCGACGACGTCGGCACGAGGAACCGGCCGTTGGATCCCTTGCGCCATACGGCCTCCTCCGTCCCGAGCTCGATGTTGTGGACCTCGCGCATGTGGTCCGCGCTGATGGTGTGCAGGGACGTGAACTCGGTGCCGTAGGGCGGCCAGCCGATGAACTCCACGTACTCGTCGGTCTGCGGCTCCGCCGCCGACTCTTCGAACGCCTCGGTGACGTCGCTCACAGTCGTACTCCAATCACTTGCCAGCTCGAGAAGCTGAAGTTAGTGCCGTAGGTGGCGTCTTCCTGGTCTCCGCCCGTGCCGACGAAGTCACATTGGGACAGGCGCCCGTCCGAGCCGGTGAAGTTGCTCACGGCGTAGAGCACCGGGTAGAGCGCCTTGATGAACTGGTCGATACGCGAGTAGCTACCCCGCACGTCGTGCACATCGACGCGCAGTTGGTACAGGTAGCTCTGTTTGGCCGCCCCGGGCACGGGAGCCAGCCATCGCTCGACCACGAACGGCTTCGGCGGATTGTCGACGACCGCGCCTGCTTGGTAGAACCGGGCCGCAGGCACGATCGCCGTCAGAGAGCTCTGTGCAATGAGCAAGTTGTGCATCGTCGCTCGCATGGGATCACCCGAGCCTGTCGAGGATCTTCGTGAGCGTCGCCATGACCTTCGGCGCATAGATCTTGATCGTCGGCATGATGATCGGACGCGCACTCTTGTACTGCTCGTCTTCGAGATAGATGCCGTAGTCCACCGAGTGGCTCAGCACGATGGCGAAGTTGCTAGCCGCGATCGTGCTCCCGCTCTTCTGGGCTACCGCCGTCAGGCCGTTGCGTGCGTTCGTGGTGCGGTCGGTCCACGGTGCATTGTGCTTCATGTACCGCTCGACTGGCCCGTCCCAGTACTTGACGACCCCGTAGAGCGCGCGCTGGAGCTTGTCCTCCATGTGCTTCACGCTCTTGAACTTCGAGGTGTCCCACGTAAAGCCACTAGCCACGGTAGAACACCTCCCCCTTTGTCTCGTACTGCCTGCTCTGGTTGACGAAGACCACCTCGTAGGTCTTGCCGTCAATCGTGAAGGTATCCCACCGCTCCATGTCGGCGCTGTACACGCCGAGCAGGGCATACGTGGGCTCCACGTCCTGACCGTCGGCGGTCGTCCGCTGCACACTGCCGACGTCGCGCAGCGGGATCAGTCGCATGGTCTGGGCAGGCAACGGGGCAGGCGTACCCGTGATAGTGCCACCCGCCCCGTCGCTCGTTCGGGCCGACCGCTCCAGGACAACGCTGAGGCTGTCGGCCCGAATGAAGGCCAGCGTGTTCGCCCGCTGCGCCCGGAGCTCGAGCGCCGCGATGCTCACGAGAAGCCCCGGCGAATGCGGGAGACGACGGGCACATCAACGACCACGGCAACATCGCTGCTGTCGAGACCCTTGAAGTATCCCGCCATCTCCTTAGCATTCTTGAACAGGTCGCCGAGCTTGCGGGAAGAACCGCTCTCGCTGACATCGACCAGTCCGGCGAAGTCCGCCGCCTTGACCGACCACACCTGACTAGCCGCTGCGTTCACAGTGGTGGCTTCGTCGAGATAGAGACCGAGCTTGACGTCCGACCATCCGTTCTCGTCATCGGGCTCGGCGACGAGCCCGCGCAGTTCGAGGATGTCCTCCGGCGAAGCCATGGCTTACTCCTGGCTGTCCGCAGCGATCTCGCGGTCGTCTTCCATCAGACGCTCCACGAGCTCGCTCTTGGTACCGGTGCGGTTGAGGGGCGGCAGGCTGGCCTCAGCCCGCTCCTCGTTGCGCTTGTCGATCTCGGTCTGCAAGGCCGACACCGTCCAGCGCTTGTCCTCGTATGTTTCGACCGCTGTGCTGGCACCCTCGGGCTTCTCGCCGTTCACCGGCGTGTTGTCCACGATGGTGCCGCCGGTGGAGAAGTCACCGCTAAGGGCTACGTTGCGGTTGTCCTCGTCGATCTGTTCCTGCTCGAGGCGGGCCAGCTCGTTCGTCGCATCAGCGATGATCGTGCGCAGGTCCGCCATCCGCTCAGCGCGGGACTTCTTGGCGTCCTTGGCTGCCTTGCCGTGCTCGAGGTCGTTCTCCTCGATGCGCTGTCCGATGGTCATACCGTTGCCAGCAGCCATGTCCAGGCGCTGCTCTGCCCACGTCCGATCCTCATCGGACAGGGGCTTCGTCCAGTCGATCTGTCGTGCCATGACAAGCCTCTCTTCCTGCGGAGGGGAGGGCGGGGAGGAAGACCGGGACCGCTCCGGCTCCTGTACCCCGCCCTCCGGATCGGTTAGGCGTAGACGGCCGGAACGGTGTACGAGCCGGACGCGGTGATCTGCATCACGTACGTCGCGCCCCGGTGCCGGACCCCGGTGCCGAAGCCACGCTGCCAGTACGAGTCCTGGAGCGGGTAGTCGTCCTGACGGCTCTTGACGAGCCGGAGGCCCCGCAGCTCCGGGCGCGCGTGCTCCCGGATGCCGATCGGGTTCTGGATGTTCTCGGCGCCGCCGGTGACCGAGGTGACGACGTATCCCGCCGGGAAGTAGTCGTTTTCCAGGATCAGTGCGTCGCCGTACTTGCCGAGCACCTTGAAGCCCCGGTAGGTGTCAGCGGGCTGCGCACCACCGCCGGAGGTGTTCACGATGAACGTCGCCGGAAGCAGGAAGTTCGGCGTGCCCTGCGCGGGGATGAAGTCCCAGCGCGCCGTTCCGCCGTTCTGCACGCTCTTGAACGTGCGGATGGTGGTCGACTCCTGCTTGTTCACCAGATGGATCATCGTGTATCCATTGGTGACACCGTACCCGTGCGAGTTCAGGTCATCCTGGGCCTCGTCGAGGTCACCACTGGTGATGGTGGCCGCGCCGCTGGTCACGAAGTGCTGATGCGTACCCAGGAACGTGTTCGTGGAGTACGGCGGGGGCACCGTGCCGTCGTTGTTGTAGAAGGTATAGACGTTGTAGTTGGTGTCGCTGATCTCGGCGATACGGTTGGTGTTGCGGTACAGCGTCCGCATGACCTCCGTGAAGACGAGCCGGTTGTCCGCCTCGATCACGGTGTCGAACACCGAGCGCACCTGCGCAGCGTCGGCCTCCGCGAGGAACTTCCACGTGTACCGCGCGCCGGTGTCATACCAGTCGAACGCGAAGCCGAGGTTGAAGTAGCTCACGGCCGTCCGGACGGCGACCGGGACACCGAACTCCGAAGCCTTCTCGAAGTTGGCCGAGCTACCCGCCTGCGGCACCCGCTCGACGGGGCGCGGCACAGTGTAGGTCAGCAGGTCCACCAGCGGCTGGCGCGCAGCGTTCAGACGAGCGAGCACCGCCGTGAATTCCTGCCACAGCAGGTTCGTGTCGATGGCATCGATGGTCTGGGTGATGACGTCGCCCTCGGTGTGGAAACCCGTGGGGTTCGTCGCACCGAAGGGGGTGGCGTCTAGGCCGAGTTCCCGGCGGAAGCCGGGGTCCATCAGCAGGTTGATCGCACCGCGCACCTTGCGAGCCGGGTCGACCATGGAGCCCGGGAGGAAGAGCCGCTCCCGCGTCGGCAGGTTCAGGATCGTCATGTTACGCCGTCCCGATAACGTCGCCGGTGACGTTGCAGCGGACGACCATGCGAGTTGCCTCGACCGTCCACCCAACCTTCGCCGTGGTGTTCGGAGTGCTGAGCACCCCGTCACCGGAGGTGGGCATGTAGTACTGCGTGCCTGCCGCGAGGCCGGTGAGCTCGGTGACCTCGCCGTCCTGCATGACGTCGACCACGTCGCCCGCGTAGCGCTTCGTGGTCAGCAGCACGACACCCACGAAGCCGCTCTGGCCCGCCGTGCCCTTGACGACCTTGCCACTGGAGTTCAGCGACACACCAACGATCTTGTTGATGTCGGCGTCGAGCCAGTCGGCATTCAGGATCGCGCGGAAACCGCCGGTCAGCGGCTCATACTTGTCAATGCGAGCCATCTGCCCTCCTATCGATTGAGGATGTGTGAGTACCGGCTCAGGTCCGGACCCTTGTCTGTCTTCTTGCCCTTGCCGCCGACGTTGCTACCCGTCGGCACGGCGGTGGTACCCGTACCGGAGGAGTCCGCCTTGTCCGTCTTGACGAGATGCGGGCTGGCCTTCGCCAACTCCTTGAGCTTGGCCTCGAGCTTCTTGCTGTCGACCGCGCCGTCTTCGCTGACCACCTCGGTGAGGTAGCCCTTACGCTCGGCGAGCGCGAGGGCGTCGCCGGGGTCGTGCCACGTGATATCCGTGTTGGCCGTGAGGAAAGCGTTGTGGAGACGCAGGTCGGCAATCTCCTTGGCGGAGGCCGCTTGCGCCTGCTCGAGCTCCGTGACGCGCTCTGTCGCCTTCGTCAGCTCGTCTTTCTTGCCGTCCTCGATGTCCTTGAGCTTCTTCTGAATGGCCGAGTTGTTCTTGTCGCTGGCCTTCAGTCGTGCCAGAAGCTTGTCGTAGTCGGCCTGGCTCACCGTGGCCGAGCCGTTGTCCCCCGTCGCGTCCCCGGTGTCGTCTCCGTCTCCGTCGTCATCGGCACTGCCGGTGTCGTCGTCTCCGTCGTCGTCACCTTCGGCACCGAACACCGGGAAGACGCCCTTGCCCCGCCACGTAAACAGCGGTGCGAGAAGCGCTCCGAGGTTCGGCTGCTCGTCGGGAGAGCCCTGCTGGTCAATCATGGTCTTCGTCATTGCGGTCTGTTCTCCTTCGGAATGTGGGCCACTCTGTGCCCGGATAGCTGGCCGCTCTGTGCCGTCGCTGGACGCAGCATACCTGAGCGCGCCGGTGAGTGGCTAAACCTTCCAGGGTAGGCGCATAACTAGGGGCTGCGCTAGTCAGACAATACGGCCGTTACGACGTCGTCCGCATAACCTCCGGAGAACACCACATCGGGGGCCAGCACGACGACGACCGTGTCGTAGCCGCCCCACGTCGTGTCTGCGGGGAGCGGGGGTGGTGGAGCGTCACTCGAGAGCACGCGCCATCGAAGGTCTACCGGCCGAGCGGCGAGCTGGCGCACGCGCCAGAGCAGTGCGCTATCGGTACTCAGCGCGCTTCTAACGGCCCAGACAGCGCTCAGGCTGCCCAGCACCACCCCTCGCACTGCCCAGACGCTGGTAAGGCTGCCAGCTACCTCGGCCCGAACCGCCCAGCGCAGGTCTAGCGCGTCGGTCACGACCCCCGGCGCGGCATCCACCACCCAGCGCACGTCAAGTTCGTCAGTGACCAGCGCCCGAACCACCCAGCGAAGATCGGCATTGTCAGTGACCACGGCTCGAACGGCCCACCGCAGGTCGTTATCGTCCGAAACCAGGACCCGCACCTGCCAGCGGACATCGAGATCTTTGGTGGCCAGGTTGCGCACCTGCCAGCGTAGATCGATGTCATCCGACAACGAGCTGCGCACAGCCCATCGCAAATCATTGTCATCGGTGATGATCGACCTGACCGCCCACCGAAGATCGTTGTCATCGGTCACGATGGATCGGACGGCCCAGCGCAGGTCACAGGTATCGGTCAGTGACGAACGAATGGCCCAACGCAGGTCGGCATCATCGGTAATGATCGAGCGGACAGCCCATCTGAGGTCGTTGTCATCCGAGATGATGTTCCGCACTTGCCAGCGCAGGTCAGCGTCATCGGTCACCAGATGACGAACCACCCAGCGGAGGTCTAGGTCGTCAGTCAGGCTCGACCGCACCGCCCACCGGAAGTCAGCATCATCGGTGATCACACTGCGCACCGCCCAGCGAAGATCACTGTCGTCCGTGATGATGTTCCGAACCTGCCAGCGTAGATCGCTATCGTCCGTGATGACATTGCGGACCTGCCAGCGTAGGTCCATGTCATCGGTAATGGTGGTCGTCGGCGCAACGTTGAAGTTGTCGACGTCGTAGAAGTTGTTCGTGCCATTGTTGCGGTTCGTCTCGAAGTTGACGTCCATATCCTGCGTCGCCAGCAGCCACGCAGGCGTCGCTATGGTGCGCCGATTGGTCCAGGTACTTCCGTCGGCGCTGGTATCGAACAGAAGGTTGGCCCCACTGATGCGCATCCGCACCCACTTGTGGTTCGTGCTGTCGTAAGTGATCGGCGTAGCGCTGGCATCGAAGAACGAGACCCGGCTCACGAAGTAGATCTGGTTGGCGAAGACGTCGATGTAGAAGCCCACATCAGTACCCGACGCCACCGACGGGCTCTGCACCAACGCCTGTGCGTAGCAACTCACGGTCGCGCTCGCGAGGGCGGGCGGCGTGAGCTTGCAGAAGAAGCTGTCGAACTTCCACACGCTGGCGCTCTGATAGGCGCTGAAGCCGGTACTGCACGCGATGTGCGCGACGGCACCGGTTTCCGCGACCGTGCCGTAGTTACCGGCCCACAGCGTCCCGTTGATGCTGTTGTCGTCGAAGTTATCGGTCAGGGTGCTCATCGCCGACCCTGCCGTCGCCTCCCGCAGGCGCAACGCGGCCACCGCACCGCAGCTCGAAGCCGCCCATGTCAATCCGAGCGTCGGCGCGTTCGTGTTGGCGCCGGTACTGATAAGCGCGTCCCACGTGAAGACGGTATTGTCGTTGCCGTCGCTGTTGCCGAAGCGACTGCGCGCAGTGACCGTGCCGAACGTAACGCTGGTCTGCGTGATGGTGGGGCTGGTGATGGCCCCCGTGTCATCGGTGTCCGTCGCATACCCACAGTGGATCATGTCACCGACCGCTGTCACGGTGGCCCACGCCCCGCAGGCTGCGCTCGCGTTCGTCCCGTGTGTCGCGTCGGAGCCGACCACGCTCACCGGCACCGCCCACGCGCCGACCGTGCCGGAGTAGACGTCCATCACCGCCGTCGTGACTCCGCCGGTACTGACGACCGACACGCTGCCCGTCTCTGTGCCGTCCAGCACCCGATACCACTTGGCGATGCGGCTGAGCCCGGTGTCGGCCGCGTTCGTGCCCGTACCGCCCGTCGCATTCGTAATCGGTATCCAGCCTGTGGGGTCAGTAAACGTGCCCGTGCTCGGCTTACAGGCTGCGGTCAATACCGCCATACGTCCGGCGGCCACCCCGACGTACGCACAGCTATTGGTCGTGGTCCCCCGAGCGGCGGTCGTAGTGGTTACGCCCGTCGATGCAACTTGACTGATGGTCACTGCGATCGCCTCTCTGCGGAAGGACGGGTCAGGGGAGGGTGTCGCCGGAGACGCGGAGCACGACCCCGTCGGGGTTGAGCGCGCTGGCCCCCGCCGTCACGATGCGCTTGACCCAGATCCCCTTGACCTGACCTGCGGCGATGTCCCCGATGCTCAGCGGGCCCGCCCCGAAGGTGCCAACGCCGGACGGGGTCGACGTCTCGCTGGCGATGTTGGCTGCCTGCGCGGAGCCGCTGCCCTTCGCCGTCGGCGCGATGTTGTCGAGGGCGATCGTGATGTCCCCGCCGCCGGAGGTCTGGCTCTGGATGGTAATGCTGGCCCCGATCAGCGTGAGGCTGGCGTGGTTGTTGTGCACGAAGAAACAGCGGTACTCGGTGGTTCCGGCCGCCGCCTCCGCGCCACTGACCGTGTCGAACAGGTTGTCCACAGTGGCGTCGGTGATCTGGGTCGTACTGACCTGGTCTCCGAGGCTGGTGGCTGCGGTCCCGGCGGTGGTGTCGCCCGCCGCCGCACTGACGCTGAACTTGAACAGAATATCGCTGGCGGTGATAGCCATTAGGGCTCCCTTGTCACTGAACCGCTGATACGGACATTGCCTTCGACGATGCGCCAATCGTCGTTCGCCGTTCCCATGAGGAGAACGTCGTATACCCCCGCGTCGAAGTCGTACGTGCCGGTATCGACACTGGGAATGGTGACGACAACCTGCCGGTTATCCGCGTCGACCACGATGTCCCCCGGGTCCACCGTCGCCAGTGCGTCCGGCGCGTCCTTGTACTTGCGGATCTGCATCGCCCCGACGTAGTCAGTCAGGTCTGCGGGACCACCGACCACGTTGACCACCAGCCGGTACGTTCCGCCCTGCGGGATCGTGATGTCCAGCCTAGCTACCGCTGTCATCGGCCTGCTCCTTCACCGGCTCGTATCTCCACTTCGGAATGGGCCTACGCGTGCGCGGCTCCCGCAGGATGGGCGGGGTGTAGTTGCCAGCCTGCCTTTCCGCCATCTTCTTACCCACGAATAACCTCCACATCGATGTGCCGCACCCCGTCGGGCGACACCCCATTATCGCGCACCACTCTGAGGCGCAGCCCGCGACGCAGTAGCACCTCCGCCTCGGCGTTGAACGGCGAGCCTTCAATGGCCCCGGTACCCTTCGGGACCAGGATGCGCATCAGCACGCTCCCGTTACCACCCTGACCCAGGAATGTGCGCGTACGCCGCTCGAGGGCGGTCGTAGACACGTACGCCTCCTCGCGCCACTCCATCCCTGCCAGGTCCCCGAGCATCCGGTCGCCGAACATGGTGTGCGCATTGACGACCCCGCGATAGACCAGCACCTCCCGCGTCAGCTTCGAATGCCCGAACGCCGGGTCCATGTTTTCGATATGCCGCTCGATCATGTCTCGATCGTGCTCCTGGGTGGGCTGGCCCCGCAGAAACCTGTTGATCTCACTGAACCACCGACCGGTGTACGCGTTGACCGCGCGGGCCATCTCCCGCGTGAACACGACCGGGCGCGGCCGACGCTCCAACCCCAGCGGCGCGGCATCGAGGGCCCCCTGTTCCTTCGCGGCCTTGGCCGTCCGGCGGTCGAAAGCCTTGGCTGTGTTGACATCCTGGGCAGGCTGCGGCTTCGCCTCGCCGACCTGCTTCGGCGTCAGGCCCAGCTCTTCATCGAGATAGTCGTCGTAATCGCCATTGACCATCTTCTCAATGAACGCCTCCTCGCTCTCCTCTAGGGGCGTCTGGTAGCACAGGCAGTTCGGATGACTGTTCGGGCGCGATCCCAGCGGATACCCGCCGGGCCCCAGCCCGTAGAGGTCTTGTGAGGCGTTCACATTGCACACATCGGTCTTGGGGTGGCTGCGACTCAGGTTCCACGTCATGCCCCGGGTCCACGGCTCTCCTTCGTATCGCTTCTCCTGCGCGGTCTGGTAGGCCGCGTTAATCTCCGTACGGGCCAGCCGATGCGCGGCATAGCTGACCCCGCCCGCGACCCGGGGGTTGATGAGCTTCTCCACGCTCTTCGCGATGGCCTTGGCGTTGTTGCCCAGCAGCAGCCCACGATTCACCATGCGGTCAACCTGTCCCGTTGCCAGCGCCTGCGAGCGGTAGACCGCGCGACTAAGCGGCACACCGTTCGCCGAACGGGCCAGCACTGCTGCGATCCCGGCCTTGGCCTGTTGCAGGTACCCCGCCTCGATGTCCGTGGTATCTACTCCCCGCGAGCGCAGGGAGGCCGTCAGAACCGACAGGGCGTTGTCGTACGCCTTGGTGGCCGCCGCCTCTACCCCCGTACGCACGACGCGCCCCAGCTCGCCCCACAGAGCCGATTGCAAGGCCTTAACCTCGCGCCGCACGAGCAGAAGCTGGGCTGCCTTCGTCTTGCCGGAGCTCTTCTCGAGCAACTTCGGGAGCAGGCGCTCGATCTCGTCTGCCCCGTCCTTGAGAATGTCATCGAGCTCAGATGCGGCGAGCCCGTAGACGGCGAGCACGTCGAGGAGCGGCTGATTGGGCTTCGGCTGGCGTTGCGCCATGGTTCACCCCCTTACAGACGAACGCAGCGATGCGCCAGTCCCACTCGTGCGCAGGGTGGGGCGCAGGATTGCGGCACCGACCGTCATTCAGCTTCATCGTATGTCCGCATCCAGTTGCGAGCCCACTCCACCAGCCCCATCGCCCGGTGCAGGGGCACGTCGTTGCCATCGAAGATGATGTTGACCATCGTCGTGCCTTCCTGCTCGGCCTTGTCGTACCCGGTATGACTGGTGACCACAATGAACTCGGTCGGGAAGTACTCTCCCATCACGTTGTTCTTGTCGTTGGCCCGGAGCACGCCCTCGATGGCCGAGCGCAGCACCACGAACGCGGCCTCCTGCTCCGGGGTGTTAGGCACCGGTCGTACCCGTCTCGGTGGCCGCCCGATCGCCGAGGGTGGTGTCGCCTGCCTCGGCCGCCGCAACGGCCATCTTCTCGGCCAGGATCAGGTCTCCCTCAGACCCGTCGAACATGCCGCTGAAGCCCCTCTTGATGAGGTAGTTGCGTGCGCTGGCCGCACTCAGGATGCCACCCAACACCAACCCCTCAACGAGCGCAGCCTCGGCCGCCCGGTTCACCGGGAGCTTCTCCCCGAGCAGCGGGAGCATCGTGACATCGGTGACGTTCAGCCCCTCGAAGGTCGGGAACCACATCTGGACCAGGTCGTAGAAGAGCTGGCGATGCACGTCGAGGATGACCTTGTCCTCTATCTCCGCCAGCGCCAGCGTCGGGCCGAGCCGGAGCTGCAAGGCCACGCCGCTTTCGGCCTCCTGCACCTCGAGACGTCCGCGCGCCGCGTCTGTGGCCCCCGTCGCATCAGCCATGTAGCCCTCCAGACGCGCGAAGTGTTCGCTGTAGGGCTGGACCGAAGTGATGCCCTCAACCCGACGCAGGCCCTTGGAGTTCTGGAGCACGACACCAGGGTAGAGCAGCCAATCGGTCGCCTGTCCGTCGGGCGTGGTCGGGTTCCCGGCGGCATCCGTGGCGTACACGCCGAGGCCCATCAGGGCCAACGCTAGATCCTCGTCGGTGTGCCCCTGGTTCATGGCCGACTGGAGGGTCTCGAGGCCCCGCATGACCGAGCTCCCGAACGGCTCACCGATCGGCTGGTTATGCGGAATGTGATACACCGGAAAGGCCGTGATCTGCGGAGGGAGGGGGGTGGGAGGGATGAGGGTCTGCTGTGGCGCCTTCTTGTCGTCGTCGAAGCGCCAGAGGTGCCACTCCTCCGGCTTCCACATCGTCAGCGAGCTGTAGATGGTCCCGGCTTCGTCAACGGTCCGGTCGTAGAGCTGCACGCGCACGAAGGTCTCGTCGCCGACCTGCACGAGCTCCGCGAGGCGTACCTGCGCGATCTTGTCCGGGTCGCCGCCGTCGATGACCTCGTCCTCGAAAGCCGGGAAGTAGTTCTCCGGCTTGAACGGCACCAGGCTGATCTTCGTCCCCTCGGGCTTGAGCGGGTTGGCCATCAGGTGCCAGCCCCAGTCCGCTTTGATGAGACCGTCCCGCTTCGCCGCCGCGTACCGACTGTCGAACCGCTCGCGGGCGAACAGGCTCGCGAACGCCTGTGTGGCGAGGAGCTGCTGCTCGGGCGTCCCGGTTTCGGGGTCGGGCTCCGCGCGCAGCCCCGGACCGATGTACCGGTTGAGCGTGTTCACAATGATGCGACTCGACGGCACGTACAGCGGCTCGTCTGCCTGGTCCAGCCCACGGTTCATCACCTTGTACGTGGTGGCGACGTGGCTCCAGTAGATCTGTTCGTAGACGGCATAGCTGCCGATACGCGCCTGGTGGGCGGCCGGAACCCAGCTCGGCATCTCCGACCAGCGCTGCACGTTGCTGTACGGCCCGAAAGCGGGGTACTTGATGGGGTCTGTCATGGCTCTCCCTTGCTAGCTGGCCTGCATCTTACCGGCTGGCCCGCCGACGGCGCCGACCAGGAACCGTGCGCCCGTAGGCGTTACCGATGATGACATCACTGTGGTCACTGAGCCCGTGGCCCGCGAAGAAGCGGCCGAGCGCCTCGGGCACGTGGTTGTCCTTGTCTTCCGGGTGCTCGGGCCCCTCCTTGCTCACCGACTTCTTCTTGTCCGGCCACTTGTACGCGTCCATCTCGTACCGGCTCATGACGCAGGTGCGGTCGAACCGCAGCCACGGCACGCGCTCGTCGTGGCCCCAGGGCAGATGCGGGTTCTTGAACTTGAGCTTGTTCATGATGCCCTTGAGACGGGGCTTGAGCTCGCCACCCGTCCCGCCGAGCACCGGGATGCGCCAGCGCTTCCGGAGTGTCTCCGTGGCACCCGGGTCGGCGGGCTCAGGGTAGAGGCCCTTCGCATACGTCAGCAGACGACTCAGGCGCGCGTCCTTGAGTACGTCGTCGGCAAACTCCTCGTCCGTCCGGTGCGTGCGATAGTACTCCGCGATGACGTTGATGTCTCCGAACGGTCCCGGCTGAATGAACAGCGCCACGTTCGGATCGGTGTACCCGTAGTCGGTCGCCACGTATAGCGGCCACTGTGGGTTGTACGGCAGATCAGCGATGTGGTAGTCCGGATCCCAGTCCTTGAACACCCGCCCGACGTGCTCGCTGAAGCTGGCCTCGACTTCCTGTGCGAAGCTCTCAGGCGTGAGGTCCCGGGCCATCGCTATGATCTCAGGATCGACGTTCAGCGCGACCAGTTCCTCGGGGCTGTGGTCGCTGCGTTGCAGGATCTCCTTCATGGTGTTGACGTCTTGCTGCGTCGTGTGCTTGCGGAAGACGTGGTTGTTGACCCAGCTCGGATGCCGCCAGCTCTGCCACTCAGGATCGAGGCCCTGCCCTGCCATGAAGATGTCGTAGAACCAATTCTTGCCCTCGGGGGTGGTGTTCCAGACGCTCTCCCCCACGAAGTCCGCGAGGGTGGGCCGGATGAACCGCTGCCACACCGACTCGCGGAGCTTGGCCGCCTCGCTCATGATGACACCGTGCAGGCCCTCGCCGACCAGACTCTCGGGGTGCGCTCCGCTCTTGGCGTGCAGGATGAACGCACCCTCCCACAGGCTGACGCTCATGTTGCCTTTGGGGTCGTAGTACGTCCCCGGCTTGTCGAACGGCATCCCCTTCCGCCGACAGTCGTTGTAGAAGACGCGGAACTCCTTCTCGCTGTCCGTGTAGTTCGGGCCGACGATCCAGTACTCCGCGCGGATCCCCAGGTCATCAAGGATAGGCTTGGCCAGCCGCGCCTCGAGAGCCCACGGCATGCACTCCCGACCGCCGCTGTAGCTCTTGCCCGTCCGGCGGCCCGCGCAGTTGACCCGGTGCCGGGCCCGCGACCGATGCAGCTTCACCTGAGCCGGGTTCGGCCGGTAGTTCAGCTCACCCCACATCTTGTCCTTGCTCAGGACGACCGTCTTCACTGTGACCTCCGGCGGCACACCCGCGAGTGACAGCCGGGGCCGTAGCCAATCCAGCACATCGCGCAGCACGTCTTCCCGCGCTTGTCCAGCGCCCGACCGCACCGACACCTCATCGCGTAGCACTCCATCCGAGCGTATAGGCAGCAGCCAACACGATCAGGAAGGCCACCCAGAACATGGCCTCCCGCGCACGCGGGCTCACGGGACCACGTCCAGCGGCTCACCGACGAGGATGCCGGGCTCCAGGCACAGCCACGCACTGAGCGTCCACCCCGCCTCGCCCTGGTAGGCGATCAGGTAGACCATGCCTGCGTTCAGCGCTCCGACCATGTCGACCTCGCTCGGGTCCGGCTTCCCGTTGGGGTGGCTGTGATAGAAGGCGATCGGCTCCTCGCCGCGTCGGTCCATCTCGGAGAACTGCTCGCGCATCTCCTGCACGCCCCATTGATACTGGCTGGTCGGCATCGCACTCTCGTTACGCATCGGGATCACGCGCCCGGTGCTGGCGACCATCCCGCACACCTCGACGTGCGGGAACCGCATCGCCCATTCGATGATGTGATCCCAGGACCCCTGCTGTATCTTCATCCCCTCGCCTCTCCAGAGCTCGACCCCGCCCGCGTCGTAGCCTTCGCGAGTGGACCGCTAACAGGTCCGGCGGGGTCGAGAGCCTAGCAGTGGCCGCGTTTGCGACGCAGCCCGTTGCTGATCTTTGCTGCCTTGGCGGTGCTGTAGCCCTTGCGCTTGAGCGCCTTGTACATCCGAGGGCACTTGATGCTGTTGGCCATGCCCTCCATCCTACTGCGGAGGAGCGGGGGTCGGGAGGGCTATTGCGCGAGCCAGTCCGGACAGTCACGCGACGTGAACCACTGGCCTTTCTTGAGCGTGACCTGCGGCCGACCGCCCGCCGGGAGCCCGTTCTCGATGATGTGCGACCCCTCGGCATCCGAGCTCTTCAGCCAGTAGCACGACTGGCCCTCGAGCACCGGCGTTGCCGCGCGGTACGTCCCGGCGGCCACGTCCTCGCCGACGTGCACGAGGTCATCGCCCTTAATGCTGGGTCGCACGCCCGGATGCGGCACGAGGCCCTGCGAAGACGGCGATACGCCGTACGTGGTCGGGGCTGTGGCCGACGCTGAGCCGCTCGGGGCCGCGCTCCCCAGGGCGTATACCCCCAGCGAGCATAGACCGAGCACAACGGCGACCAGGGCCCCGACAACCCAGGGCCACATCGCCTTGCGCTTCGGGTAGGCGGGCTCGGAGAACGCTGCGCTTCGAAGCATGGTCAGCACCCCTGACTGGCGGAGGGCGTCGGACTCGGCGTGGCCGAAGGCGTGGGGCTGACCGTCGGTGTCGGCGGGACGACCCCAGCGAGCGCGTTCTTGTAGGCGACTCCGGCGGCCGGAAGCTGGGCTGCGCGCGTGACCCCGCCCGAGCTGTACCGCGTGATGGTGCCCAGCCACCACGAGCCCGGCTCGTTGAAGTACGACTCGAAGAACGGGACCACCGTGGAGATGCGCGCGAACTCCTTGACCATCTGCTGCACGTACACGACGTTGTCGCTGGCCCCGTTCGTCCCCGTTCCGCCCCACTCCGGCACGCTGAAGCCCTTGCCCAGCGCGATCGCCCGGTCTTCCCAGTACTTCATGCCGTACGTCTCGTTGTACTTGGCCGTCCAGCCCGCGACCGTGTTCATGCTGGCATCCCAGTTGTACCAATCGATCCCGAGGATGTCGTAGGCCGTGGGGTAGGTGACACCGCTCAGCGTGTACGGGCCAGCCAGGTCGTTCGCCAGTGTGCCGATGTCCGCCAGCCGACCCGACTGCGATGCGCCCTCGTTCGGGTTGAACACGATCTGTGCGTTAGCGCCGGTTGCGCTGCGCAGGATGGCCGCCGCCCGGCGGAAGTCGAGCACCCACTGTGCCCGGTTGGCCGACGTCACCGACCAGTTGCCAAAGTCGATGTTCATCTCCCAGCCCAGCCGGATGATGACCTTACCCGCCAGCCCCGCGTTCTTGATGTTCGTGCCCAGCGTGGTGAACATGGACCGGGTGTCCGTGTTGACCGTCTGATTGCTGGCCCACAGCGGCACCGACAGCACGATCTTCCCGCCGTTGTCCACGACGCTCTTGGACCCGTAGGCGTCCTCGGCCCACCACATGTCCGTCACGTTGACCGGGTCGGTGAACGTCTCGGCCAGGTCAACCGCGCGTCCTCGGTCGGTGGCGAACAGTGACACGCTGGCCTTGGTGTTGTCGAAGTACCCGCCGCTCTGCCACGACAGCCCACTCGGATACGCGCTGGCCGCGTCGGCAGGCTGCGCATTGATCGCGTGCACCGCGACGGCGCCACCCAGCATCAGCAGCGCGCTCGCGACTGCTATTCGAACCTTCATGCCGATCTCCCTCATTCGATGAACCCCTATCGTCTCAATGGAAAGAGCCCCGCACAAGGCGAGGCCCTCCTCCGGTCACCCTTACCGGCGCACGTAGTGCGCCATCAGGTAGGTCGTCAGCTCGGCCTTGGCCTGCTGCTCGTCGTCGTAGTGGGTGGCGTTCCGCACCTTCGCGAACGCCGTGTCCACCGCGCGCTCGAGGTGCGTGTCCACGTACCGCGTCTCCGTGACGACCGGCGCGCTGGCCTCAGTCTCCATTGTCTGTCCCTCCGCCTTGTCGTTCCTGATACCCCGAATACCGGCGGGCCCGGTGCTCGGCCATTCCGTCATCACCATCACTCGTGACGTTGACGATCATCTGCTCCCACGGCTGCTCCTGCGACACCCGGATGTCCTTCGGGATGCCGCCGAAGATGCGCTCCATGGCGTACTGCATCATCTTGGCCCGGTCCTTGACCGGGATGTTGCTATCCTTCGCCAGCTCGACATACTGCTTGGCGATCCCGATGACCTCGCTACCGAAGATCTCCTCAAACCGGCGCTTCTGATCCCGCTGACAGGCCAGCAGAAACTCCCGAGGAACGAAGGTAGGTGGACGACCGGTGAACGAGCCATCCTTGGCCCGCAGTTGGCCGCGCGCCAGCTCCTGGTCATCCAGACCCTCGCAGAACTCCGCCCACGTGTACTCGCCTTCCTTGACGTTACGCACGATCTCGGACCACCGCTGCCCAAGCGCCACCTTCGTCTGATATCTAGACGTGCCGTGCACTCCTGGCTCGGGCTTCACACCCGTACCTGCGCGCGGGCTGTCTGCTATCGCCTGCACGACGTGCGGGTACAGCTCGGCTTCCTCCTTGGCGACCGTATGCGGGCGGCGTCGCCTGCGGGCCGGACGGGGGGATGGAGCCTCTGCCGGAGTCGACGAGGCCCCACCGCCGTCTACGTTTGTGGGCTTCCATCCTCTTGCCATGCGCTCAGCTTACCGGACGACACTCCGGTATATGTCTCCTCCAGACCAGCGGCAGATCCGCACACCCATAGGGTCCCGGCTGCTGATACCAGACAACCGGCGGAGGCGGCGGAACAGACAGCGCCCGAACCTCGACCACCACCCCGCCCACCGCCACCGCCACCGCAGCCGCAATGACTACGCGCACAACCACAGCGCCAGCGCTCCGAACACCACCGCCAGCATGAGGAACGTGGCACCCCCGAGAGCCAGCAACCCCGGGTCTTCCGAGGGCGGTTCGTTCTCTAACGAGTTATCCATCGGAGTCCTCCACAAGACCGTACCGTGGATCGGTCAGCACCCGGTCCACCGTCTCGATGCGCCTGCGCGCACGCTCTACGAGCGGATGACCCTCCGCCAACCCCTGCGCGAGCAACGACGCCAGCTCTTCCTGATAGCGCTTCTTGTCGCCCTCGAAGTCCTTCCGCGTGAACCCGCGACCCAGGCTCACGACGACGTGCGCTGCGAGGACCGCCCGCCCTTCTGCTGACCCCGCCGTCGCGCTTCGTCCACCGTATCGCTCGCGTCCGCCGGGTCCAGCATGCGATCGAGCCTTGCCTGTTCCACCGATGACAGCGGATGCGGGTCCGGCTGAATCGACCCGTCGTCCCCACCAAATTCGCTTGACTTCATGATGATAAGCACCTGCCTACGATCGATCGTGAAAAGATTTCGTTGAGATCACTCAGGCCGTTACAGCGTACGCCTCTTGCGCCTGCGCTCGGCTCGAACTGCCTTTCGTTTGAGTCGACCTTCCTCGTCTAGCTCTCCCTTCTCGGCCGCCGTCTTGGCTGGTGCATGGAAACGAGAGGTGGTCATCGGAAAACGTTGGCCTTCGTAATCAGCCCGGGACATATGCGGGGAGTACCGATCCCGGTACTGATCGAACAGCATCCCGAAGCCTTCTTTGAGAATGGCATTGTACGCCGAACGCGGCTCGCCATTCTCGACGCGACAGTCCTGGACGAACTGCAATTGCGCCTCTTCTTCTTTGGTCAGATAGACCTTGCGGTAACCCATGCCTATAACCATAACACGTACGGCCTAGGTACCTCTTAACTACCAATCTCTCATGTGTGTGTGTTCTCTCTTCTCTCTGATTGAAGACGATGTTGTTAAACAGAGGATTCTCGCAACTTTCGTACCAAGCTTTGTATCCTTCTAGAAATGCGAGGCCGCCGCACCCTCCAGCCAAATCGTCCCCTCGCGCTCGCGTGCGCGCACTAGCACGCACGAGGCAACTATTTTTCCCCCAGGGTTGGCCGGGGTGGCGAGGGTTCTAGACGCACTACCCGGCCCACCCCGCCCGCTTCTGCACCTCTCGAGAACCGGCGAACTTGCGCAGGTACACGAGACCGTGGCGTTGCGCGTCCGTGCCGTGACCCAGCCCGGGGAGCCACAGCCCCCACAGCTTCAACCGCTCATCAGTGACCACCTTCCGTTCCCCCGGCATCTGTACCTCCACCCGGACCCCCGTCTCCCGCAGACGATCCTGCAAGACCGCGAGAAACCGGACCGGCTCCAGCAACGCATAGTCCCGGGACAGCATCTCGAGCGAGAACCCTTCGCAGCCAATCACCACGACGTCCTCCTCCGCCGCCTTCTCCCAGACAGATCGACACAACGACAGATACGAGTCCACCGCCGCCGACGTTGACACCGACCGAAACTGACCGATACGCCACCACGTGACCCCGACCGCCCCGACCTGTCCGAGCGACACCAGCACCCGGATCGGCACCCGGTGTATCGACCACCCGGTCGTGATCCCCGGGTCGGCCCAGACGACGACGAGCGCGGGCCCCTCCATGACCGCCACGACACCCACGACCCCTTCTCCCTTATCCCGAACCTGCGGCATCTAGACCCTGCCACCCCTACGAGGCCGCCCTACACCCATACTGAGCCCGCTACGGCCAAACCACACCCGATATCGGCCCCTCCTAGACCAGTCCTGCCACCACCGCACCCGGCGTGGCCCCTCCGGCACCGGATCCGCCCGCAGCGCCGACCCGAACCCGACGGTGACCCACGCGCCCGACGTCCACACCACGACCTGTGCGCGGTGACCCTGACCACACCACCGATGCTCGAGCCGGAACGCGTCCTCTCCGGACGCGGCGGGGCGTACGGACCCCTCGACCCGTACGCCCCAGACAGAGCCGCCGTCACGCACGGTCGTACGCCGCCGCGATCTCGTCAGCCAACGCCTCGAGACCGAGCCCGTACCATCCGCCCCACGTCACCAGGACGCAGCGCTCGAGGGTCCCCGGCACGATCCAGGACTCCACCGAGAAGGTCTCGCCGACCTGTCCCAGCGACCGGAGGAGCTCCTCGACGTTGTCGTGCCACTCGTACTTGTTCCCGACGATGAACTTCCGTACCGGCCACGGTCCGGACAGCACCTGTCCGACGGAGAACCCCAGCGCTTCGACCGCGTCCTGCCAGGCCATCCGAACACTGCTTCCGCCGTCGACCGCAGAACCATCCCCCTTCCCGGTAATCCCGTCCTCGCGCGTGCTCGTGCGCTCGCCCACAGACGCGCTCTCGTACACACCCGAGCCCGCGCGCTCGCTCGTACGGGCGTGCGCCTGATCGTGCGCACCGGCGCGCTCGCCCACGGGCGCACTCGCGCGCGCGCGAGGCAAACCCTGGTCACCGAGCACTTCTGCGGCCAATTTGTCCAGCGTTGCCTCGCTGATTCGGGCGTCAGCGTCCTCATCGGGCGGGCGGATCGCCTTGGAGGCGTGCCAGGCTGCGCGCACCACCGAGCCCAGCCCGACCGAAATGACCTGATCGACAGCCGACGCCTCGTGCACCGGCGACCCGAGATCGCCACAGCAGACGCCCGACGCGGCCCCTTCTTGGAGGTGCCACGAGCATTCCATCGGGAACTCGGCCCCCGGCGCGAACGGGTGATCGGCGTCGCTGTAGTGCACGGCCCGTCCGTACGGCTCCATACACACGTTCTCACCGGAGAAACCCTCGGCTGAACCGCAGGCATCGGAGAGCGTATACCCGCCGAACCGGTGTCGGGGCAGGCGGACAGGCTCAGTGGTCATGCCGCTCACCCTTCCCAGACCCCGACCCCTTCTCCGCAGACCGCACGACGACGCCGCACAGCGTCACCAGCACAATCCACACGGTGATCTGCCACCACAACATCCAGCTCACTTCAACCTCCGGGCCTCGTTATTGTCCACCGCAGCGGCGTGCGCACGGGAGTACGACGCGGCCTTGAGGACGGCTTGCTCGATGATGTCGGACACGGGGCCCTTCACACTGCTCCGCTGAAACGCCGCGCGGGTCGAGTACTCGCCGACGAGCGACCCACCCGAGCCCGTCCCGTCGGCCAGCACCCGCACGCGCACCTCGACCTCAACGGTGTACTGCTGCATCGCGGCCATCAGGTCCGCTCCCCTCGTTCGCGCGTCTGACGGATGCGCTCAGCCGTACCGGCTTCCTGCGGGGGAACGGGGTGGGCGGGCGCAGCCACGACCGGCTCGTACTCATCGCGGAGCAGGTGCACACACAGCGCAGCCATCTCGCAGATAAGCGAAGACGGAACCGCGTTGTTCCTCGCTACCATCCGCGCCACGCGTTCGCAGTGCGCCCCGAGCTCCCGCAGAGCCTCCAGATGCGGCACCCGAGGCCGTTCGCTGTTCGGCTCCTCGTACATCCGGACCATCGCCAGCACTGCCTCGAGGGCCTGCTGCTTGTTCATCCCTCGACCTCGTCGTCTTCTTCTAGATGCGCGTACGGCCTGCGCTGATTCTGTTCGCCCGGCATCAGGGCCCGTGCGTCGCGGTCGGCTTGCTCCGCCTTCGCCAGCCCGATCGCCTTCGACAGGGCCACGTCAACGTTCGGCGCCGACACCACCACCAGCACCTCGGACTGCGCCTTGTCCTCGGTCGCCGTGTTCGACGACACCCGCCGACCCGGGACCATCTGGTCCACCCGCAGGGTTACACGGTAGATCATGACACACCCTCCACATCGAGCAGCGCCTTGGCCTTCTCCAGGGCCGCATCTTTCGTGTTGCCCTTCGTCGTCACAACCATCAGTTGCTCGACCTCGCGGACGGTCTCGTCGTGCGCGGCCTGCATTGGACCGCCGCTGTGCTTCTTGACCTTCCTGGTGACCTCCTCGACCTTCACGTGCACGACGTAGTGCACCTCGGGAGCCTCGTCTTGCTTGACGTACGCCATTACCTTCTCCTCATCCTGTTGTGCAGCCACCAGCGCCAGCCCACCCGGCGCACCACGCACCGAGCCTGGCCGATGCGGTAGAGGACCCTCACAGCAGCCCGTATCCGTGCAGTAGCCATCCCCCGACCAGCACCGCCACCGTGAGCGGCACCCCGAAGAAGATACCGAAGACGATGCCGAGCTGCGGGTTGGTGGCACTGCTGCTGCTCTTGTGCGGCGTACCGCTGCCCCGCCCGCTGGTCCGGTACCCCGGGCCGGGTCCGGTACCCCCGCGACCCCGCCGACCCGGGGGCCGACCGCCGCTCGGACGCTGACGATTGCTTCGTGCCATCGTTACTCTCCTGTCACTCGTGCTGCTGACGGGTCCGCCGCCCATTCGGCGGGGTCGATACGCCACGGTCGAGGTTCTCCACCGTCTTCGGGGTCCTGCGGCATGTCCTTCTGCATCCGGCCCCAGTGCTCCGAGCCGATCCCCTCGCGGGCGAACGCGTCAACGCGCGAGCGGATGGTGCAGCCCCGGTCGAACTTCGCCATGAAGCCGCACGACCCGGTCTGATAGCAGACGGGTCGGATGGCGTCCGCGAACAGCTCGTACTGCCAACCGTCACTGGGCCAGACCTCAGCGTCGGCGGGTACATACACGTTCACTCGGAGTTCTCCGGCCCGCTCGCGCAGCGCCTTCGCGACCCCGCCGAACAGCACACGCCAGTCGAACTGCGCCTGCGTGCAGGTGCGCTTCCCGGCCTCCATGATCAGGGTCCGCAACGACACTGTCCAGTACAGCCGCGTCGTGATCGCGTGCGGGAGCACCCCCCGCGCTTCCTCCGCAGGCAAGCCTGCCGCCACGAGCGCGGCGTAGCTGTCTTCGGCCGCGTTCAACGACTTGAGCCAGATGCGGACGCGCGGGTCGTCATCCTTGAGGCAAGCCAGCGCGGGCGGGAGGGGGACTTCCTGCGCCCAGTCCTCCGCGACGGCGAAGCGCAGCGATTCCTGTGCAAAGAACGAGAAGCGGTTGCGCACCATCTGATGCGTGATGCCTCGCGACACGCCCTCGATGAGGAACGTGAACTGCACCGCCTCGAGCGGCCCCGACAGCACGGTCGCCATCATCGCCTCATACGCCTCGCGGCGCTCCGCGTCGGTCACCTCGCTCTTGGCTCGGCGCACCTTCCCCTCGTACATCCCGCAGAGCACCGCGAGCGTCCCGAGCGGGTCCGTAGGCGCATCGATGAGCGTGACCGTGATGCCCTTCCGCGCATCCTCGGGCATCGGGGCCCGAGCATACTGGGCCACGTCTGCCACCCGAACCGGTAGATGCCTGCGCGTGAAGCCTGCGTGCTCGGCCTCGGGGTACCCGCAGCGACGCAGGTCGTTACCCACCCCCGGATACAGGTCCGTGTCGTTCACAGTGAACGAGCAGTGCCCGGTCCCGTCGTCCTCGAACAGGTGCAGCACGGTATTGATGAGATGCGTACGGTTCGCCTCCGGCCCGGGGTTGGCGTGCTCCCGGCTCGGCCGGTTGCAGAACTCGAAGCCGTTTACCGTTAGATGCCGAGCTGCACACAGCGTGCGGACCCCGTCGTCCTCGTACGTGTGGTCGAGGATGAGTTCGTCATCGGGCATTGTACTTGACCCCTCCGTGATTGAGGCACGTCTGACGCCCCTCGTTGGGCTGCTTGGTACCGTCGGCGCACAGCACCTTGTCCCCACAGCCTGCCAGCAGACCGACGACCAGCGCCAGCACTACCGCCGTCCTCTTCATGAGATGTCCATCCTGATCCTCTTGACGATCGGGTACGCAGCCAGGTTGGGCCGCATCAGAGCGTCGGGCTTATAGAACACGTACACCACGACCGGGTGCTCGAGGTCACGACGGCCGAACACCACCGTAGAGGCCCGGTACCCGCGCTCGGCCGCCGCCGCATAGACGTACCCACGAAACGACTCGGCCTCGCACAGGAACTCGGAGCCTCGCTGGGCCCGGTACGCCTTCCCGGGCTCGAGGGGCTGCACATTGCCCAGCAGCCATCCGTACTTGCTGTTCTGCCACTTCATCGCAGCCTCCCGGCCGAGTGGCCCGGCTTCTCCTCCGGACCGTGCGCCACCTAGGTAGGACTCGAACCTACGCCTTCCCGGCTACCCGATGCGTGACACGGGTGATGGTCTCCTGTCAGAGACACTAGGTGACCCTCCGCCCACTACTGCGGAGAGGCGGGGCGGGAGATGCCGGGTTCTCACCGCCCCTGCAAAGCTACTTCTTCTTCAGAGCCTTGACGATCTTGCCGAACAGGCCCTCTTTCTTCGGCTGTCCTACCGGCTTCCCGTCGCGTACGGCGCGGCGGTCAGAGCCCTTCGCGTAGCGCGGTCCGTTCGGCCCGGTCCGGCCTTCTCGACGCCACTGCGGGAGCATGTCGTCCCAGTCATTCGGCACCCCAGCACCTTTCTCTCGACCCCACTACCTAACCGTACCCCTACCACCGAACGCAACCCCCGCAGCGCTCCAGACCCGCCTACTACAGCTCGTCGGCGTCGTACGGGATGCGTGAGCCCGACAAGGCGACCCCGCGCGACAGGTTCGCCACGATGAGTTCGGCGAGCCCGCGTACCGACAGCCCTCGAGCAGCCTCGCCCTGCATACGCGTGAGGGGCCCTGAGAACGCCGCTGCGGCATCAGCAGTCATCGGGGTACCCGCCAGCAGCCCCGGCTCGTAGACGTACGCGAGCAGCCCCTCGCGGGCCCGCAACGACTCGCGGGCCTCGCACCGCACCGCCATCGAGAGCGCAGCCTTTGACGCGCAGTACGCGGCCGAGCCGGTACGCGGGATGTGCGCCGAGTTCGAGCTGATCGCCACGAAGTGCGCGTAGCCCTGCGTCTCGCCCCACCCACCCCGCTCCCTCCGCAGGAGAGCCCGATACGCAGCCAGCAGCCGCAGGTTCCCGGTGACGTTACCGTCGAAGTGCGCGGCCCACCACGAGGCTGTCGAACCCACCCAGTCTCCCTGCGGGATGTTGACGCCAGCCGTGCTCACAATGAACCGAGGGAGGACCGGGAGCAGCACGGAATCCATTGGATCGCTGTCTGTGAGGTCCAGGTACACCGGTTCGCCACTCACGCCTGCGCACACAGGCTCCATCCCGACACGCAGCACCTCGTCGCGAACCGCCTCCCCGAGGCTTCCGGCCCGAGCCCCGACAATCAGCACGCGGGCGGTCATGCCTCGTCCCGCAGGTTCACACGCGGCTTCAGGTAGATCTGTCGCATGGTGTCGTTGCCCAGGAAGTACCCGAACACGCCGTACTGACTCTGGCAGGTCATCGTGTGCAGGCAGGCGACGTCGTGCATGTGCTGCACGGCCGAGCTGTACGCGCCTCGCAGGGTCTGCTCGGGCTGCACCTTCACGGCCTTAAAGCTCAGATGTGGGATGGGGTAGCGCGAGACCGGCAGGCCGTTCCAGCTCTGGCCGCTCGGCTGCCAGAGCGCCTGATGCAGCGGGCTGAAGCCCATGATGCCTGCGGCGTCCGAGCTCAGCATCATGACCTCCAGCCGGTACCCGTAGTCGGGGTGGCTGAAGAATCGGTAGTCGACACAGTACCGGGTGCCGAACGGGCTCGTGGAGACCACGTCGCGGTCCTCGTTGAACGCGGTCCAGCCGTTCGCCTCGAGGTAGATCGACAGCTCGCCCCGGTGCCAGGGATCGGGCACGAGGATGGCCGCCTCATCGATGAAGGCGTCTTTGGGGAGCCGGTTCTGATAGTGCGCGATCCAGGTGCTGATGGCCAGCGTGTTCGCGGTCATGTCGGCTTCGGTGTTGAACACGACCGGTCGCCGGAACGCAGGCACGTTCTCGACCATGTCGTTGAGCTGAAAGTCGTTGTCCAGCATGGTTACTCCGAGGGTGTCAGGATGTGTATTTCCTTGGCGGTGATGGCCCGCCGGTACTCGGCTCGCTTGTAGCCCCGGACCAGCACGAGGTCTCTCTTGAGGTCGATGTCCCAGATGTCGTCCTTGTGTTTGTCGTAGAATCCGTCCCAACGCGGGACCGTGATGACCAGCGGCCCGGTCTCGTCCTCCCCCGTGATGACGACATAGTTGACGTACTGCGGTTGCTTCACCTTCTTCGGGTCGAGCTCCTCGCCGGTTCGTGACCGGTGCAGCTCGTAGATGTCCTTCATGTTGAGCAGCGTCACCCGACCGATCCAGGTGTGCTCGCCTGGCTTCGCCTCGTACGGAACGTCCTCGCTGCGGGAGGAGGGGTACGGGAGGGAGAAGCGTTCGCCGTTGTCGTTCAGCCACCGCCGCATCTTCGTGAGCTGCTTCGTGAGCGTGTAGATGCCGAAGGGGTCTGCCTGCGCGGCGAACTCCTGCACCTTGACCAGGGTGGCCGCGCCGACGCCCTTGACGCCCCGGCCCGTCTTCGGGTCGCTCTGGTAGTCGACCCATTCCATGTCAGCGGGGTCAACGCGCGCGGCGGCAATCTCGTTCTCGCGCCATTCCACCATCAGGCCAGCCGTCTTCTCGCCGATGCCCGGGACCTGCACGAGGCCCGCCCGCAGGCCCTCACCCTCAATCGACCACTGAATCTGACTCGCTCCCGGATCCGGCGGTAGAACCGCGAGGCCCGTGGCCGCAACCTCCTTCAGGATGTCCAATGCCTTCTCCTTGTGTGAAGGGCCGCTGAACTGCTGCAAACTCGCGCAATAGAAAGCCAACGGGTGATGCACCTTGAGCCACATCGTCCAGTAGGCCAGCATCCCATAGGAGACACAGTGGGCAGCATTGAAGGCGTACGCACCAGCCGTGACGAGTTGTTTCCACACACGGGCAGCAACAGCCTCACGCACCCCGCGCTCGGTGCACCCCGCCAAGAACTTCCCCTGAAGTCTGTTGAAGGCTTGCTCGCCTTGCTTTTTCGAGATGAGCTTCCTGACGAGCGCGGCTTCCTCCCATGTGAACCCTCCCAGCTCCCGCACCGTCCGCAGGATCTGCTCCTGATAGACGATCTGGCCTTGTGTCGTTTCGGTTATCTCGGAAACTACGGGGTGGAGTTTCTCGACGATCTTCTTCTTATGCTTGGCCATGATGTACTCAGCCGCAGCCCCAGAGTGCAGCGGGCCCGGCCGAGCGAGAGCGTTAATGTCACAGACTTCGGCGAATGTGTCCGGCTTGACCTCACGATTGACGCTGCGCATCGCGCGGCCATCAAATTGAAAGATACCGATGACACGGTTAGCTCGGAACCCCTCGTACACCTTCTCGTCATCCAGAGGTACCGCATACAGCTCCTCCAAGCTCATCCCGATGTACTCGAGAGCGATAGCGATGATGCCCATGGTGGTCAGGCCCAGCGCATCAATCTTGAGCACGTTCAGATACTCGGCGTCGTACTTGTCGATAGACAGTACCTCGCCGATCTTCTTGCCACGTCCTTCCTGCGCCTTCTTCGCGGTCTCGTAGCGCACATAGACAGCCAGGTTATCGGTCAGCCGACCATTCGCCACCACGAGGCCCGCCGCATGCACCGAGAACCCCTTCAAGTTCCCCTCGAGGCGCTGCGCGTCCTTCAGCTTGGGATACTTCTCGAACGCGTCGCGTACCTTCGGGAACAGCGCGATGCTGTCCTCGATGGTCTGGCCTGCGCGCAGGTCACCCGAAGACCGTACGAGGATGGAATCCTTGACGCTCTCTGCCACGCCGTACGGGATCTCATGCACGCGGGCCACATCATCGATGCTGTTCTTGCCCTTGTACATCGTGAAGGTACCGATGTTGCCGACGTGGTCCGCCCCGTACATGTCAACGAGGTGCTCGCGCACCCGGTAGCGCTGGCGGTCGTCGAAGTCCAGGTCGATGTCCGGTAGGTCGTGCCGGTTGATATCGATGAACCTCTCGAATATTAGGTTGGGGAACAGCATCGGGTTGACTTCGGTGATGCGCAGCAGCCAGCACACGAGCGAGGCCGCCGCCGAGCCTCGGGCGGGCCCGACGGGGATGCCGTTCGTCTTGCTCCACACCACCATTTCCGAGATGACCAGGAAGTAGTCGACGAACTGCTTGAGGATGATGAGGTCAGCCTCGCGCTTAAGCCGGGCCAGGCACCGCCTGCGCTCCTCGCGGCCGAGGTGTTGCAGACCGCGATACGACCAACCTTCCCGCAGCCATCGGTGGAACAGCTCTACCGAGGGTATCTCGCCCGGAAACACGAGGTCCTTCAGCTTGGGCAGCGTGACGGAGCAACGATCGGCTATCTCCAGTGACGTTCCGATGGCACGCTCCGCCACCGAGCGGCGTAGCCCGGTCTCCAGTAGTCCCTCGTATACGGCATCACCCGTCTGGTGAGCCAGCAGGATGCCATACTCCCAGCTCTGCGCCTGAGCCTCGACCGTGTTCTTGTTTCCTCGCCGGTCAATAGCGTGCAGGAGCGGGTAGATGTCCTGGTCCTTGGCCGTCGGATAATGCACGTCTCCCGTGACGACGAGTGGAATGGCGAGGCGGCCTCCAATGCGTTCGAGCGCAACATTGTACGCACGCTGCTTTTCGAGCAATGGGTGCGCTTGTACTTCCAGGTAGTATCGATCTCCGAATATCTCTCGGAACTGACTGGCCACACGCATACCCGCACGCAGATCCGCCGCATGTTCCGCTTCCCCCTTCCCTCCCATCACCGCAGTAGCGAGCCGCCCACCCAGGCAGCCCGACAACACGATGAGCCCGTCGCTGTGGTTGGCCAGCATCTCCCCCGTCGTGGTCGGCTTGTAGTGGTGGTTCTCCCACGATTCGGAGACCACGCCGTACAGGTTCGAAAGCCCGCGCTGGTCGGCGGCCAGCACGGTCAGGTGGTGCTTCGTCTGGCCCCGAGCATCGCCGGTATCGCAGTACAGCTCGCAGCCCTTGATGTCCTTGATACCGGTCTTGGCCGCCGCCTGTTCTGCCTTCACGTGCGGCGACACGTTCCCATGCTCGGTGAAAGCCCGAGCCACGATTCCCATGTCGGCGCATGCCTCCATGTGGTCGATAGGCATCATGAACCCATCGCCGGGGCTGAACGTCGTATGGGCATGCAGCTCGGCGCGCTTCCTCATGAGGCCCACCACATCCATACCGGGCGGGCCCCGTCGGTATTCTCGCCGCACGGTATCTCCCTGCTACTGCCAGGGATCTTATACATCCAGCCCCTCTCAGGGACGAAAGATCGGACCACCGCTCCCTGTCTCGTCGCGGACCAGAAGAGCTGCCCGTGAAAGGCCTCAAGCGCTCCAGGTGCGCAGAGATGCTCGACACGGAATATCGATGTTTCCCATTCGGTCTCCCAGCCCATCCGGGGGACCGCCACATACATCTGCATCACTGAGCCGCCGGGGTGGCCTTTACCTGGCCCTGGTAGTGCGAGTTGAGTTCGGGGTGCCCGTAGGGGCGGGTGGCGGGCCAGTCCAGCCGCTCGAAGGTAATCTGGCAGATCGGCATGCCTGCGGTGAGGGGGATGGGTCCGGGCGACAGGTTCACGAGCTCGAGGGTGAGCGTTCCTTCGAAGCCGGGGTCCACCAGGCCAGCGCACTCGACCTGCAAGCCGAGCCGGGCCAGCGTGCTCTTGCCGTACACCTGGCCGACATAGCCCCGGTCGAGCCTGACGTGCTCCTGGGTGGCGCCGAGCACGAACCGACCGGGCTGCAAGACGTAGTCGGAGGTGTTGAGCCACCCGATGTCGCGATGGTCGGCTGGCTTGTGCATGGCCGAGAACGGCACGTAGAAGCTGCGGCTGAGCCGAAGATCCACGCTGCACGGCTGGAAGGCGCGGTCCAGCGGATACGGTTCGATGGCCAGCTCGCTCTTGTCGAGCAGGGCCCGGATGGTGCCGTCGCTGAGCTTCATGGCTTCCCCTTCACGAACGCATCGACTTCCAGGAGAGCCTGAAAGTGTTCGAACAGCAACGGCCGGTTCCGCTGCTGATACAGCCCGTAGGCCGGATGGTGCAGCGGCAACAACGGCGTGTCACCGAGCCAGCACCATTCGCCTACAGTCATCTTGGCGTTGGGCAGGTACAGGTACTCGGGCAAGAGCGAGGCTGCGCGCTTGGCGTGCTTGCCGAGCACCACCATAGGCGGTCGGCCGAGGATGGCCCACTCCTTGCGGAGAAACGGAATGCTGACGAACAGCTCCGCATCAGTGGGCGGTCGGTTGCGCCGATTGTCGTCGACCGGCCGGTACTTGACCGTGTTCGTGATGAACACGTCCGTGCGCAGCAGCCCGACCGACGCCAGCAGCTCTTCGAGGAAGCGACCGGAGGCACCGATGAACGGCAATCCGAGCTTGTCTTCGTTCTGCCCCGGCGCCTCGCCGACGAACATGAACCGGGGCCGCACGGGGCCCGCACCGCGCACGAGACGCGAGCCTGCGGCCCGCATATGCGCCAGCCCGTCTTCGGCCTCGTACTCGGCGTACAGCCGGTTCAACAGCACCCTACGATGGGTCATGGTCGGTCACGGCCAGCAGCGGCCCGCCTTTCTTGCGAATCAGCGGGTACACCCGGTCGACACCATCCCCCGTCCGCACCCGCAGAACGGTCGCCGAGCCGCGCTCACCCATCTCGTCGACGATGACCCCGAGCCCTTCCTCGGCCAGCCAGCCCAGAATGACCTTGTGGTGGCGTGCTTCTGGATCTGACCCCATAAAGTGGGCTAGCGGCACCCGCACGGTCAGCTCAACAAACGGCTCAAGAGGCGGGATGCCATCACACCACGTCTGTCCAACCTGCACGCGTCGACCCGAAGCCGAGACAGGTACGAACTCCCCAACGCTGGCATGCCGCTCATGCAGCTCGACGTTCCCGCAGTGCTTGTTCGGGCCCTGCGGGATCACTGACGTCCCCATCGGTTCCCCTCGTCTAGGTTGGCGATCATGAATGCGCAGAGCGCGCCGAGGTCTTGCAACGTGTCCATGGCGGCCTCGCCGCCGTCAATCTGCGCGGTCTCCAGCGTGTAGTCCCGCCAGAGCATGTTCTCGAGCCGTGCAGCCTTGCTGAGGATGCGAGCGAGGTTGCCCATATAGCCCTGCTGCTGCCAGGCATCCCCGTAGCCCGCGCTCTTCTTGATGATAAGGTCGCGCACCTGAGCGGTGAACGCATCCCATGCCTGCACGGCCGGGATGGTGTCGGTAGCGTGGACCGGCCGACCCGCCGCGGAGAACACGGGCTCGTCGAGAATGAGATCCTTCAGGATGGGGCGGGGGTTGGAGTGGTTCGGGCTGGACTGCGGCTGGCCACAGCCGGGCCTCCCGCAGCGCGAGCCAATGACGTCGAGGAAAGCGTGCTGGCTCACCATGACCAGACCACCATCACAAGCTTGGCCACGACCAGCAACGCTCCGACCGCCAGCGACCACGTGAGCACGTCGAGCGCCGTGTGCTTGACCGCGAAGTGCCAAGCCGGATCCATCAGCCGGTTGGGGCGCACCTCTTCAGCATCGCCCTTCTGCGAGACGAGCCACTGCTCGTGTTCCATGTCCTCGGTCATCGCGGCGAACTCCTCGTCGACGTGGCGGTCGGTCAGGTCAATCGTGGGCTGCGCGGCTAGCTCGGCAAACGCGTCATCGCGCGCCAGTGCCGCCAGCCCCTCGCGCACTTCGAGGTCTTCGAGGCGCTTGTATAGATCCGGTGTCGACTGACCCGCGACACGGTTCTTGTTCCTGCTCCACCAGCGAGGCCGCCGGTGAGCCTTCGGACCGATCATTGCCCTGCCCTCTCTATTCACGGTCACATAATGCGGGCGACCATTGATGGTGTCAATGCGTACCGGCGACCCGAAGCTGGCCGCCATCTGAAACTCTTCGAGCGTGTTCACTGCGCATCCTTCCATTCGTCCAGCCAATGCCGGAACACGGTCAACGTGTCCTGTTCGTCGGAGACACCCGGAACGCCAACCATGTCGCCGTGACGCAATTCCGCCCACTGCGTCATGTTGTGGTCTCGAACCGCGAACGCTGTCCGCAACCCGAGGCCGAGAGCCTGCTGGCACATCTCGGGGAGATCATCGAGAACCCCTACAATGCGTTGCTTGCCGATGGTGCGCACGAGCTCACGGTACTTGTGTTCGCCCCAGATGACACCCTGATAGACCACTCCATTGCGTCGGAGATTGTGTCTAGTGGCATCATCGACTTGGTCGTGGGACAGGTACGGGCGGGTCGTGCAGAGCCACACATCGCAGCCCCACCGACGCAGGGTTCGCGTCAGGTCGTCCGCCTGCGGATAGGGGGGCCGGAGGAGCGGTAGTGAGCGCTTCAGCTCGCCGCGCCGGTAGGCAAGCTTGCACTTGCGATACGACACCTTGGACACCTTGAGGTAGGTGTGCAGCGGCACCCGCGCGTCGTACTCGTAATACGACGGCTCCGAAGGATCCCAGGTCCCGAAGTAGTCCGCTGCGAACCGCAGGAAGTGTCGATAGTAATCGAGCAACGTCCCATCGATGTCCAACGCCATCACCGGCTTCATACCTCGCCCCTTGCCATGGCTGCATACAGACCTGTCGGAGTACGCCACGGACCCGGGAGATGGGCCATGAGAGTGCGCCCCATCGTCTCGGCGAACATAGTGTCCCCTCGGTGTAGGTTCGTCGGCTTGTCCCGCACGGGAAACGTACGGTTGAAGTGCGAGTCGTAGGCAAGCCACACCGGCTCTTTCAACCGAGGGGTATTGACGTCCCGCCAGTGCGTCCCGCGAAAGGCTTGTCGCATGGCAGGCGAGCGATACGGCACCCGGACTTGGACGCCAATCTCCTTGCCCAGAGCCACGAGCGCCTGACTGCACGACCGGTCTTCCTCCCAGTAGATGCGGCGAAGTTCGTCGATGCGCTGGCTGTCCCGGTCCTCGCTCACGGGCTTCCGCTGCGGCCCGGGGACACCGTGAGCCCGGTCATAGTTGCGTGCCATCCAATTGTTGTTGATGTAGTACCCGTCGGCCTGGTCTCCGGTGTACAAGATGCTCACCCCCGCTCTGTCCGCAGCCCGCAACACCCCCAGCATCGGGGCCAGACACTCGACCTGGAGCTTGGTCTTATACCCGCGCTTCGTGAGCACCTGCGCATCGTGCTTCAAGCTATGCACGTCCATGGGCACCACCGCAGACACGAACGTCAGGCCGCAAGCCTCCGACGTCTGCTCGGCATACTGATGGTCGATGGTGTCGTGCGTGTCTGGTCTATAGCTGACGACTACCGGTACGATGCCATTGTCCAGCAGCGCACCGAGCACACTGCACGAGTCTACGCCACCACTGAGCGCGATACCGATGCGACCACCATTGCGCTGACTGGTCTCCTTTGCCAGGCATTCTCGGAGCTGTCGCGCCACGCCTGCGGCCACGCTCATCGCAGCACCTCGAGCGCGTCGGAGTAGGCAGTGTGGACCAGGACACCCTTCTGCCACTTTCCGTAGCGACCGAGGCGGTGCCAGCGACCCGAGCTTGTCCGGCAGTCGCAATCGGTCTTCAGCGGCTTCTCAACGCGCACGACACCCGCAACCGGGGGTTTGACGCCCTGCGGCCATTCGAGGGTGCTGTGGCCGAACACCGTGGCCGCGCGGTACCACCGAGGCGCCTCGTGGGCATTGCACCACACTGTATTCGGCGAGGCAACATAGGGCAGCGCGTTCCCCGGCGCCGAGCCCATGGCCCAGACCATCTGCGTGTCGAACGCGTGCTGTGGGTTGCGGCAGATGACGTTCGCCGGGATGGTCGACAGCACGATGCATGACCGGTCAACGAAGAGCTGCTCAACGTTGCTGGCGTTCAACAACGCGGGCTTGATCAGGGGCAGCCAGCTCTGCCAGAGCGCGTCGTAGGCTGCGCGCAGGTCCCAGGCGAGGTGTGGCTCTTCGGGTCCGAACTCGTCCGGGCTGACTCGACCCTGCCAGCCTCCGCCGTACACCTTGTATCGATAGTCCTCGGGGGAGCCGTCCAGCACATACGACACGGGGGTGCCGTCGCCTTCGGTGATCCCCGGGATGGCCGCGTGCAGGTACTGGCACCCGTAGAGCTGGCTCTTGCGGGGCTGTCCGCTCGGGCCGGGAGCCGTGAGTACGTACACCTCATAGCCTTGCTTGCTCGCTGCATGCGCGGCCAGCAGACCCGCCGGACCCGCACCCAGCACGACGACCGTACGCATTCTCCGTCGAAATATCATTCTTCCTCCATGTCTCTCACAATGCGAATCAGTTCGGGCGTCATGTTGATGTAGCCCTTACTGCGGCGGCGGACCATGCCCATGCGCAGCAGCTCGCCGACGGCTTGGCTGGCCATCTCTCTATCCATGCTCCCGAACTCTTCGAAGTCCCGGGCTCGGAACTGCGTGTCGTTAATCGCGGTAGCCAGCGTCTTCAAGACGCCTTCGTGGGCCGCGAGGAAATGCCGACACTGCTCGCTGTACCGCTCCGCGTTGGCCTTAGCCCGAATCTCCTTCTTGCTGTGGTCACCGTACCCGAACCACCGTTTGCCGTACAGCTCATCGAGAAGCTGGACCGCCGTGTCAACATGCTCGCTCTTCACCAGCACCGACAGCCCTTCGCCCTCGTGGCTAAAGAGCCTGGCCGCCACCGCTACTGACAGGCGTGCGAGCTTCACGCGCACGTTCTCTGGCTGAATCAGAGGCGGGTCCGCGACGTACCTCCCACCCAGCTCCTCCGCCGCAGACAAGACTCGGCGCTCGGCACCCCGACCCCAGAGCACCTGTTCGGGCGTGCGACTCCAGGCCCATGTGACCAGGGCAGAACACAGGCCCTGCGTGGCGCGTGGCGGAGCCTTCGGCGGCGTGGCACTGTTGATGATGCTGGACTGCACGTCGTCCTGGGCGGCCACCATCGCGAAGTCGAACCGCGCGACGTCCTCGGGGTTGGTGATGAGCTTCTGAATGGCGTCGATGGCCCCATTGTTGGTCGCTTGAATCGGTCGACCGTCCGGGGGATTGCTAATCCAGATCGTCCGGGTACGGGCGAACGTTTCCTGCTGCACGACCTTCGTGACCTGCGCGCGCCCCGAGCTGCGCACCGCGCTCATCTGCTCGATGATGTTCTTGTCGCTGATGCCGGACACCTCGTCGAGAATGACAAGCCTGCGGTCTTGCAGGGGAATGGTACCCCAGGTGATCACCCAGGAGTTCCCGATCTGTTGCGCACCACCCACGAGCCCGGCGAGCGTCGCACCCTCGCAGCTCTTGAGCACGCCACACTGATAGTGGTGCCGGAGACGCTCCGCAGCCTCGCTCTTTCCGGTACGGGTGTCTCCCATGACAAGGAGCTCCAGCCAGCCCTTACCGAGACGATTACCCCGGAAGGGAAAGTCCAGCACGGAATGCCAGACCAGATCGTAGGCAATGTGCAGCTCGGGGCGTCCGTAGATATGCGTGACGTTGGCGGCCAGGTCCCGAGCCAACTCAGATAGCTTGTCCATGGGAGTTTGGCTGGGTCCGGGTTGGAAGACATCCTCTAGGGCACCCCGCAATTCTTCCGTCATCTCGAATCTATCGAGACTGGTTTTGGTCTCCTCGCATTGCCAGCTCTGGAAGACCATGTGCCCGCTCTTCGGGGAGGCGGTCGAGACCCCGGTCAGGCGGGCGGTGGTATTGACGGGCGTGAGCTTGCCGGACTCTGTGACGTTGAACACGCGCCGCAGTACCTGCTCGCCCTCACCCTCGTTCGGGTCGTCAACATTCGGGATCACCGCCAGCTCATCAACGCGCCATTGATCATGTGGCGTGATCTCCACACGAGGGCAGGTTGCCGGGATCTCCAATGCGCGCAGCATTTCTGACGTGCGTTCCTTGTCAGCCATGTCGAGCATCTTCAGGAGCAGGCGATCGTCAGCCGGTATCTCGTGCTTGTGCTCGCCGCCCCACATGGTCTCCATAGGGCAATTGCTGCACTTCGTCTTCTGCCAATCCTGCCCACAGTGCAACTCGAACCTGCGGAGGAGGGCGGTAGGGGTGGCGCTGCGTCCGCTGATCGTGGCCACCATGGCGATCGGCTTGTCCAGCAGCGCGGGGTCGAAGCTGTTGCGCATACGGATGTCAGGTACGTCACCCGCCACAACCGCGCGCTCGCGGCTCAGCTTGCGTTCGCGGTACGGCGGGGTGGCCTTGCACAGGTCGATGAAGCTCTGCCTGCCGTAGCCTTGGTTGACGAAGTAGTCGGTGAAGTCGTTACCCCGCACCGTGAGCGGCAACTTGACGATGTAGATAGCCTCGGCGGTACGCCGCAGGTGGTTGGCGACCTTCCTGGACCCCGCGTCGCCCTGGTCGTCAACGTCGTACACAATGTAGACGATCTTGCCGATGAACAGCCCGTCCCATTCTCCCATCCAGGTCCCGGCACCTGCGGTGGCGGAGAGGGTGGGGAAACGGTATTGCCGACCGATCAGCTTGTCCATCTCACCCTCGGTCAGAAACACTCGCTTCTGTGTGAGAGCATCGAGGCCGTACAACGCGGCATCGCCATAGCCAGGCCAGTTCACCATCTTGTTCGCCTTGAGGCCCATGCCGTACCGGCGCACGTTGACCAGCTCGCCCTCGGCGCTGAACACCGGGATGGTGATGCGCTCTCCGTCCCAGCCGAGCCGGTACCGCGCGATAGTGCTACGCTGCAATCCCCGACGGGTCAACAGGTCTTTCATCACATCGGCCTTGCCCAGCAGGCGGGCCGACCAGGCGTTCAACTGCTCGTCGTCGGGGAGCGCCACCGTGAGGCCCTCGGCACGCTGCTTGCGGCGCCTGCGGGCCCCTACCTCGTCGAGGGGCTTGCCGTCGGTACGCCGCTCCGGGAGCATGCCCTTGTCAACGATCGACCAGAGCTGGCCGAGGCTGTAACCCCCGCAGCGGCTGAAGCAGTTGAACGTGCCCTTGTCGAAGTTGAAGCTGGCACTGGGTGTGCTGCTGCTCTCCGGGTCTTCGTGTGCAGGGCAGTAGCCCCGCGTCTCGCCGTCGGCCTCATCTCGGACGACCCATTTATGGAATCGTCGTCGCCAGCCAGCCCCGGATGTCCCCATGTGTTACCTGTCCTCATATTCGTTCAGCTTCCCGGTACGCAAGCAGCTTGCGGCGTACTCGGCATACGCCATGATGCGGACATCCTCCGGCCAGCCGTTGGCAGCCATGCCGTCACAGAGCAGTCGACGCACGGTCGCCATACCGGCCTCGCCATTCTTGGCCAGCGATGCCAGGCAGAACCGTTCCTGCGCAGCCATCTTCGTTTTCACGATGGTACTGCGCTGGAAGCCGTAACCCTGCGAAAGGGTGTCGTCTGTCATAACCCTCCTCCCTGAACTACATGTGTGACTCTCTCTTCTCTCTCTTGAGATTGACAGAGCTACACAGCGAGTGCTGCGGGGCGTTGGCGCAGCCCGGTAACCGTACCGTACCGAGGGCTTCCCCGGGGGTCTTTTCCCAGGTCCCCCTTTGGGCTTTCCTCTCCCCCGGCCTCCGTCGGGCTGGCCGGGGGTTTCAGGCCCCTCGCGTACGCGTGCGCGCACGGGCACCTGCGAGGCCCACACCACCACCCGCCCGGCGCCGGGGCGGCCTCGTTCTAGAAGTCGACGCAGCCGAGTCAGAAATGCGCACCCCGCCGCCTCTGCCCTCCCACCCCTCCGACCCCGCAGAAGTCATCTGGGTGCCGATGCCGGGGCACGCAAAAAGGCCACCCCGAAGGGTGGCCCTGGTAGTGCTGGCTTCAGGCGGCGTTCCAGAACTGACCAACCCACCACATCTGCATGCCAGCGATCTTGCGGATACCCCAGTGCCAACCGGGCTGGGCCGGGGTCTGCTGGATGGCGGAGAAGTGCGCGATGGCGGCGGAGTGGTTGGTGAACATTTGGGGGCCTCCCGGCTGAGTGGTGTGCCTTGCTGATGTGAGAACACTATCACGGCCGTCTCATCCAACGCAAGAGGGTCGACCAAAGTTTCTCAGCCGACCCTCCCTGATGCGCGGTTACCGTGTCCCGCGTGTTAGCCCTCGGCGGGCATCAGCCCCGACGGCGCCGGGTCGTGGTGGCCGCCGCCGCCTTGGCGGGAGCAGCCTTCGCAGGTGCAGGCGTGGCCTTGGCCGCGCGGCCTCGCCGAGCACGCGGGGCGGGCTCAGGCTCGGGCTCCTCGGCCGATTCGTCGGCCGCATCCTCGAAGCCGTCCTCGAACTCCGCCGCGCCACCCTCGTCGGCGCCGTCCTCGGCCGTGTCGGGTTCGTCGTCGGGGTCCTGCTCGTCAAGGATCATGTTGACGAGCTGCTCCTTGTATGCGTCGGCGCTCTGCCGACGGCCCTTCTTTGGCACGTCGGCCTCGGCGTACTCGAACTCCTCGACCAGGATCTCCGCCAGTTCCTCGGCGGGCATGGCCTCGAGCTCGTCCTGCGTGTAGTCCTCGACCGTGTCGTCCTCGGCGTCGTCGGGCTCTGCGGACGGGGCGGGGGCCGGAGCGGCCTTGCCCGTGCCGACGGCCTCGAGCAGCGGCCGAACCTTGCGGATGCGGATCTTGTCGTTGTACTCCTCGGTCTGGAAGCGGATCGTCTTCTGCTTCTTGAGCCAGTTGGCGACCGCCGTCTCGTTCTCCCAGTCGAGGGTCACCGGAGCGGCCTTGCCCTGGAGAGCCTTCAGCATCTCCTGGAGCTTCCACTTGACGTTGCCCTCGAACGGGCCGTAGTAGCCCCGGGTCCAACCGGCGTAGTCCGCGTGGTCGACGACCGAAACGAAGAAGACGACCTGGTCGTCCTCCTCGTCGTACCGGGCCCGCACGACCTTGCCGTTGAGCCACATCCCCGGGCGGGGGTCATCCCCGGTGTACTCGTCCCACTCTTGCTCTTTATAGTCGCTGAAGTCGACGGTGCGCTTAGCCACGTGCTCTTCTCCTTCTGGGTGCGGTCCCTGCACTTGCGGTTGGTGCACTGGCCATCTTAGCCAGCAAACCGGGAATGGTGGGGTTGGTAACCCCGGGTCCGAGGCTGTTGGAGCGGTCCTTCGCGACCCAACGTGGTCCGGACTGCGTGAGGAGCTGGCGCTGGATCTGCCCACCTTCCTCGGTGACCTCGCGCATGTAGCCCACGAGGCCCATCTGCGCGCACATGTACGAGCTGAGGTCCCCGCGCTTCGTACTGCCCATCTGCGGCATCGCCACGGTGACCGTGTCCTCGCCGTCCTCGGTCTCCCGATCGAGGCGCATCACGTGGGCCAGCAGCAGCACGTTCATCGGCGCCCGGTTCAGCGCCATCAACTGTTCCTTGACCTTCTTCCAGACGACGGGGTAGTCACCCTTGTTCGGCTGGTATTTGCTGGCCCGCTTGAGGTCCTCGCTGACGAGCTGATTGAGCCAGCACAGCTCTTCGAGCTCATCAACCGTGTCAACGATGACCCAGTCAAACTCCTTGTGCGCGTCCCCCCGGACGACCCAGTCCGCATAATCGAGGAACTGGTCCCAGTCGTTGACCTGGAGCTCCTTCGCGGTACTGCCGAACGCTCGGGCGCTCTCCGTGCCCTCAACGTCGGCCGTGAGGAACAGCGCGTTAGGCGCGGTGCCTGCCAGCACGGTCTTGCCCACCCCACTCTGTCCGTACACCATCATCTTCTTGCGACGAGGTGCGGCGGGGTCTTGCAGACTGACGATAGCCGTCGGCCTGCGGGGTGCGGCGGAAGTCGGGGCGCTCCTAGCCCCGGTCCGTCTCACCGGTCGTTGAACCGTCATGCCTCTCCTTACTTGACTTCGAAGCCGTTGCCCTGCATGGCTTCGCGGTGGTCTGCGTACGGGTCGTTCTTGACGAGCATCGTAGCCGCGTACTCCTGGGCCTCGTGCTTGTCGAGCTCGTCTAGTTGGCAGAAGTCGAACAATGGACAGCGGACGCAATCCTCCGTGGGGTGCTTCAGGAGGGGTAGCTTACCCCGCCGTACGAGGTCCATGTGCCTGGCCTCATCGATCACCTTCTGGCCCTGGTTGACACGCTGTTCGAGCCCGCGTCGGGTCGTGTACCGCTCAAACACCGGGCTCGGCTGGACCGCGCGCGGCTCACCGTTAACGGTGAGCCCGAGCTTGCTCGCGATGTCCTTGAGCATCGGCAGGCTCTCTTTGCCGGTGAGCGCAGGCCCGACCCACGAGCCCGCAGGACCCGGTGCGGGCATCTTCTGGCGCTCCGCCTCGATGGCCTCCTCGTAGTGCTTGCGCTTCGGCAGGTTGTACCGGATGCCGTCCTCGGCGGTGGGCTGCGGCAGAGCCTTGCGCAGCATGTTGAAGATGATGCCGTCGATGTGGTCGCGCTTGCCGAGCAACCCCATGTGCCGCAACACTTCTGGCGCGACCCACAGGTACGACCCACCCTGGTCGTTCAGATCGTAGAAGGACCAGTCCTTCTTGAACTGGGCCCGCGTCTTGTGGTCAACCAGCCGGTACACCTTGTCGACCTTGTCCCAGACGAACAGGTCCCAGGTACCGCAGTAGACGGCAATCAATCGGCCCGTCTGTGGGTGCCGTACGTCGATCTGAAAAGGCTGCTCGGTGTGCAACACGTGCCAGTGCTGATCAAGGCCGTAGTGCTGCACATAGCCCTTCAGCATGGCGATGCCCAGCTCGGTCGCATCGTGCACCTCGACGTCGTCGAGTTCGCCGCCCTGCTCGTAGATGCGCCCGGTGTGCTCGCCCACAGCCTCGGTGAACGCATCGAGCACGTCCGCGATACCTCCGCGCTTGTCCCCGACCGGGTAGCGCACCTCGAGGGCTCTGTGGATGGCGCTCCCAAACCACGACCACGTCGGCGAACGCTGGCCGCTCAGACCATTGACCCAGTGGTGATACCAGAAGAACTGACACGACTTGAAGTCCGAGCGCTCACTCGTCCTGATCAGCGGGATGGCCACGAGGCCCTCACCGGGTCGGTCATGACTTCGTACGTGCTTTCGTCGGACGCGTGCATGAGCCTGCTCTCGGCTCGCGGCAACGTCTGTGCGGTGATGGTCTGCACCAACCCGCCCGGCATCACCCAGGCGCCATACCACCGCATCGGTACTTCTCGTGCTCGTGCTCGCATAGCTTCTCCTCCATGCGCATAGGGAGAGGGCCAGCTCGCCCGTCCGCCTGTGGGGTCGGACGTGTGGATGACGCGCTGGCCCTCTTCGCACCGGACCGTGGGTGCCCCGACAGCAGTCATGGTTCAGGGCTCCAGCCGTGGAGCGTACGAGACGCGCACGGGACACGACCTACCGCTCTTGGCCTTGCTGCTGCGAGGTGGAGGTTGGACTTGAACCAACTGTCTCAGGCTCCCTGCGCCTGCGCATGACCAAGATCATGCTTTCCCCACCGTGCCGGGAAGCCTTGCGGCTCCCGGTTCTATCAGAAGGGCGCCTTGCGGGAGCGCGTCGGCTTGGCCTCCGCCGGGGCGGCCTCGGGCTCGGCCGCCGGAGTGGTCGCTGCGGTACCGCGCCGACGCGACCGGGTACGGGTGGTCTCGACCGGGGCCTCGGTCTCCTGAACCGGCTCGGCCGCCGCCTTGGCCGCCCGGGTACGCCGCGCGGGCTTCGCCTCGGGCTCGGCCGCCGCCGGGGCGGGCTCGGCTGCCTTGGCCGCCGCACGAGCGCTGGCCCGCTCGGCCTTGTCGGCGTCGGCCTTCTCGCGAGCGGCCTCCTGCCGGTCGAGCGCGTCCTGGTAGTCCTGGCTGGCCCGGAACTCCCGACGCGTGGTCTGTGCGAGGTACAGGGCCTCGGGGTCGATGGTGACGTTGTATTCGGCCTTGATCCACGCGGCGTGGGCCAGGCTGAGCTCCGAGGGGCCCCGCTTCTGCGAGACGGTTTCCTCGGCCTGCACGGGCTCCGGCTCCGGCGTGGGGACCGGGGCTGCGGTCCGACGGGTACGTGCGGGCATGTCTTCTCCTTGATCGGTGTGCTGTGCGACCTGACCATCATGTCAGGTCACTGCGGTGATTGCCTTACGCTCTCGGTCTTTCTTGTCGTCCAGTCACTAGATGCGGCGACCGCGCACCCGACGGCGCCCCGGCGCCATCGCCCCGAACCGCACGCGGCCCAGCACGGGCCCGTCCTGCGGAGGAGAGGGGGTCGGAGGTTCGGGGGTCACCATCGGTGGCCACAGCGCGGGCTCGGTGGCTGTGTGCCCTTGTGCTCGGCGTAGAGCCAGCCACCACCGCAGGCCAGCCGTAACGCCCAGAAACAGCGCAGGCGTCGTCATGAGGCCCGCAACATACGCCGCTACGACCATGACCCGAACACCCCGTATCGCTTCTGCCCACAGGCACACATGTCAGTGTGTGCGAGACCGCGCATAATGCTGCACACCTGCGGTCGGTGGACGTGCAGGCCATTGCTGTGCGAGGCGTCCTGCCGATGCCACACCACGTTGCCGTTGTGAATCTCGTACAGCTCCCACCGACCGTCGTGAAGCTGCGGGTCGTGATACTTCGGCCGCCAGTTGGCGTCGGCCCATGCGAGGGCGCCGAACACGCTGAGCACGACCAGTGCGAGTCCCCCGAGGACCCCGGTTACCACGATCATGACCGAAGCATCTCCTTGGCCGCCCTCTCAGCCTGCACGACACCGCTCAGCATGGTCACCTTGTCACGCCACCACTGCGCCCCGCTCAGGGCGCCAGCCAGCCGCAGGTTCTCCCGCTTGATCTTGTCGCGCTGGACCACGTCCGTGATGTTGCTGCGGTCGAGCCACACGTCAAGCTCGTCATTGGCATCGTTCCGCTTCTTGTCGAACTTGCGAAACTCCACCAGGGCCAGCCGCATATCGCGGAGCACCCCGAGCAGATAGTCGTTGCCTGGCTGGACGTACGTTTCTCCCGACATCTCATTCACCTTCCCAGGTGCAGTCGCCGATGTGCCACTGGTGGCGGACCACGCCACACTCCCGGCATTTGCGGATTTTGCCGTGCGGTCCGCCCTTGAATGACACCTGCGGTTCTGTGCCCTCCGGGCGGTAGAGAGCAAAGTCGCGAACCGTCTCTAGACCCCGTCGTCCGTCCAACACCTTCAACTGTGCGGCGAGCCCGGCCTCCACATTCTCCGTGATATGCTCGTCGATCGTACCCATGGTCTCGTACAGGTAGAACAGCACCTCGTGCGCGCGACCCCGCCGGAAGATGCGACCCCACAACTGCGTGTTCGCCTCGGGCGGGTACATGCGATCGAGCTGGTGCATTTCCTCGGCCGCGTCGAGCGTGATGCTGACTCCGCCTGCCTGGCTGTTGAGCAGGAACAGCCGGGGTCGCTGGGCCAGGCACCGACCACCGTGCGGCTTGCCTCGGCCGGTCTGGCAGCCCCGGCAGGTGACGTCGGGCCCGTAGAACACCGGGTCACCCTGAAAGGCGCCCATCATGGCTTCGCGGGCTGTGTCGCTGGTCTTGCCGTCAAGCCGGTAGTACGTGCGGTTCTCCTTGTCGAGCCTGGCCTCGACCGCATCCAGGAACTCGTTGTACTGGCTCGTGATGACAACCTTGCGGTCGGGGTCGAGTTGGTCGAGGTGGGCGATGAGCCTGTCGATCTTGCAGGACTCGCCGGTATAGACAACCCTCCCGCCCTCTTTCCGCAGGTGCCCGTTCGCCAGTTGGCGACACCGGATCATGAAGTCGAGCGGCCCGACCGCGCTGATGATCCCGCCGTCCACCACAAGCTCGGCATTGTCGGCAAACGTCGTGTAGTCCTTGGCCTGCTTGTATTCCATCTCGCAGGCCACCGTGATCCAGTTCTTGAGGCCTCGGTGTTGCGGGCTGACCTCCTCCATGGTGCGCCGCAGCACACGCGGGCCCAGCTCGGCGAAGAAGGTAGCCTCGGTGATGCCAGGCTTGAGCCCGCCGACCCGGCGTACCTGCTTCGTCATGCCGCGACCGCCCTTGACGAACACCTTGTCGCTCGTAACCTCGAAGAACTTCTCCAGCCAGGCCCATTTGCCCGGGAACTCGTCCGGCCACAGCCAGTGCAGCGTGCCGAACAGAGCGTCGATGCGGCCACCGTGCCCGAAGGGGGTGGCACTCACGGCCAGCTTGAGGCGGTGCGGCGCGTAGACCAGACTGCGCAGGCCCTCGGCGGCCAGGTTGCCCCTGACGACGTCCATGCTGCCCAGCAGTTTGTGACTCTCGTCAACGACAACGGCCGACCATTCTACGTCGTAGAGCTCGGGGTACTCGTACCCGAGGAACTCCTCCATGCGGCCCCGGGACCGCAGGGCCTTCACCCGCAGCATCTCGGCCACGATGACGAGCGCTTTCCAGGGGCTGCGGTCAGCCATGAAGCCGTCGATGGCCGCCTCGCGCCGACGACGGGCTCCTCGGGCCAGGTATACCGGCACGTCGGGAGCGTGCTGGGCGAACTCGCGACCCCAGACACTCTTGACGCTGATCTTCGGGCAGATGATCAATGTCGGGCCGGTGACCTCGGCCTCGATGAGGCCAGCCACCACACCCACGGTCTTACCTGTACCCACCTCATCGGCCAGTAGGCCACCGCCCCGGTAGGCGTTGCCCATCCAGGCCGCTGTGACCCGCTGGTCGCCGAACAGGTATGCGTTCAGCTCGGGGTATAGGCGAGGCAGCACCCGCAGCTCTGCGTCGGTCTGAGTGCCGATAGCGGCCTGCGCGCGGGCTTTCGGTAGAGCCTGCCGATACCAGGCACCCAGGTTCTTGTGCACCTGGAGGGTGTCGGCCCATACCTCACGCATCTCACGGCACTTGTCGACGGTCAGGGGATACGTCGCTGCGGGCCACTGGTCGCCAGCCTGCCACCGTACCTTGCGACTCGCGCTCACCTCTTTCGCAGTCGCGTACCCGTTGTCGTCTCCGACGAACACGACCTTGATCTTCTGGTCGGGCTCCGACAAGAACGCCTGCATGGTAACCTCCCGGCTAGTAGTGGTGAGAACGCTAGCCCAATGCACCGATGGTCGCAAGACCTGCGATGCACTGGAGAGCGTGCTCAGCGAATCGTATAGATGGCGTCGACCCGCACACAGCGCGTCGGCCCGCTCATGTTGCGGCCCTCTTTGTCCCGCCCGCCGTACTCGCGGAAGTACAGCACGCGGTCTTTGCCTTCCTCGATGCGGTCCACCACGCGCACCCATTGCGGGTCGACGTGCACGCGGGCCTCCTGCTTGACCCAGCGGCCTTCGCCCCACGTCGCGGGGTCCGTCTCGGTCAGACGAGCCATGTCGATAGCCCACTCGATGGTGCGGCCGACGACCATGGCTTCGACCTCTTCGTCGGTCATGTCGCGCGGAATGACGTGGCCCTCGTTGACCAGCATCTCCTTGCGGCTCACCACACTCCCGCTGCGCCCGGGGCCCTGCGGCTTCGGTGTGCTGCCCTTGCGCGGCGCGTGACTACGCGGGACCTCGCCTCGGTTGGCCGCCGCGTACAGGCTGCGTGCCTTGCTGGCCCCACGCTTCGCCTCGGGCTCGCTAGCGCTGGCCGCAGGCCCTGCCAGCCCCAGTTCCTGCCCGATAATCCACCATGCCTTGCCCTGGTCGCGCAGGTGCTTCACCCTCGGGCCCAGCTCCTGCGGAGAGGGGGTCGGGGAGGGCTTGCCGACGATGGTGTCGACGTGCGCCTGGAGCTTGCTCGCGTCGCCTCGGCGAGTACCCGCGATCACACGCTCGGTGGCCTGCGTCACGATGGTCTCAGCCTGCTGGGCGGCTAGCTTGGCGCGGCGTTGCCTGCGCATCTCGCCGACGCTCATCGGGTGCTCGCCACGGCAACGCTCACGAGGTACACGACGCCATCGACGGTAACCCGGAAGCTGTCGAGCCCGGTGTCGAAGTGGGTGAAGCAGTCGGTGACCGACTCGACCTTCTTCTCGATCAGGGTGTCTCCGTCGTACGCCTGCACAACCTCTTCGGTCTCCCGCAGGTCATCTAGGTGGTCGGCCAGCTCTTGTGCGAGGCCCTCGGCGATGTACTTCATTGCGGTCACCCTCCCGGGTAGTAGGTACTGCGGTCAGCTTACTCGATGCCTGTCTCGGTCGCAAGGCGACGGCGGAAAGCGGGAGACTCTTCGTCGTATTCGGACTGCCCGGGATACTCGTCGCCCCAGTGCAGCTCGCCCCGGTACGCAGGCGGCTCGTGCATGTCGCCTGCGGGACGTCGGCCCTTCGGCTTCACCAGGGGCCGCACGAACCTGTTCTCCTTGTCGCACCGCACGAAGCCCTCCGGCGTCCGTCGGCGCCACGCCTCGGTGAGCTCGAAGCGCTCGTGGCGATGGCCGAGCGCAGGCTGGCGTCGGCAGACCAGGCACAGTGTGCACCGACCGTACCGGCGCCCCTTCAAGATGAGGTTCAGGCACCGCGCGTCACGCATCTCTGGCCTGTTCCTGCTCGGCTGTCGGCCCCTGCCAGTGATTGCCAGACCGGTCCAGGTGGTTGTCATCCTCGTGTTCGGGATGCACGCATCGAGCCGTATAGGGCCACCTACCGGGGTTGTGGCGTGCAGTGCACCGGCCCTCGTTTTTGTCACGCATCGGGGTTCTCCTCTTCCCATCGGTCCATCACCTGCGTACGAACGTCCTCCACGTTCGGTCGGTACGGATTCTGAATCATGGCCAGGATGTAGGCGATGGCCCGCGCGGCGCCGACATCGTCTTCGGCCGCTGTGTCGGTCATGAGGCGGTCAGTTACCGCCATCATCTCGTCCCAGATCATCTCGTACAGGCTCTTACCCCCGCAGGCGCTACCCCCGCTGTTCGCGTAGGCCGCGCGCAGCAGGTCGCTCATCTGGTTAGCCTCTTCCGGGTTGAGCGCACCCAGCTCGATAGCGTGATGGCCCGTGCGGTTCACCCCGGCGTACATCGTGCGCTGCTGGCCCGGCTTGCCCTGGGTGCGCACGAACAGCGCACCCGCTTCGTAGAGAGCGCCGGTTCGCGTCTCGGTGCGCTTCACCTTCGTATATCTCGACATTGCCTGGCCTCTCGCTGTTAGCACATCGCACCCACGTTCGGTCTTCAGGCGGACGGCACACGCGACGGGGTCCGCCAGCCAGTTACTCACCGTACAACTCCCGCCGTCCGAACTCGCGCTCGAAGCACGACGGGTGGTAGAACTCGATGGTGTTGTCGAGCCGGGCCACCCGCTCGTACTCCTGGCCCGGCAGGATGGTGCCTGCGCCGATCGGGCACTCCTCGCTGCGGCACGAGCGATCGCTGCTCGTACTCGTTCGGGTGGTCACACCCAGAATGTCCACGGTCCCTGGCTGATGCGCCATGGCGAGACACCTCCTTCGTCTAGTCGGGGCTGTGTGCTGAGCCTGCCTGCCTAGCCTACCCTCGACAGCCCTACGGGCGTGTTCGGGGCTGTACGGGCCAGCCAGGAGGCCCAGACGCTGTGCCTGAGCCTCCCGCTGCATGTCAGTTACCAACCTGACCGGTGTACGTGCCCCGACCGAGGTTGACGGCGCGTGCCGCTGCGGCCCCGCTCTCGCGACCCCGCTCAGCCGCTGCGCTGTAGTAGTCCCGACCCTTCGGACGACGACCCATCACGACGCGGTGCTCGCGGCACTTGCCGCTCGACGCCTTGGCGCACTTCGGGCAGGGTGCCTCGGGCGCGGCAGGCTCGACCGCAGCCTTGGGCCGCATGTCCGGGAAGCGCAGGTAGAACGCCTCGCTGATGCGGTCTTCGCGGCCAGCCAAGACCAGACCCCCGCCCGCCTTCCCCGCAGCATCGCGTGCCTGGCGAAGCCGCGAGGCGAAGGTCCAGACGAACTGCTCGGAGTATTGCTCGCGGTACGCCGCACCGGTCACGCCCCGCCCGCTGAGCGCAGGCTGCTCGCCCCGGCTGGCGCACTCGGCCTTGTACAGCCGACCGACGCGAGCCATGAACACCTTGTCGGTGTTCCCCCACATGATGTCGGAGATGCGGACACGCTCCATGCCCGACGAGCGCAGGCGGTACACGTTCTCCTGGTCGCTCAGCTCGGGGTTGATCTTCGGCTCGAGGCGCTCGGCAAACACCATGCGCGCCTGCGTGAACAGGAGCTCGGCGTACGCGATGTCGCTCTCATAGCCAACGCCCCGAGCGACCACCGTGCGGCCGAAGTCGACGTTGCTGTAGGAGTACTCGTAGCGGACCCGGATCCCGGTGTGCGCAGCGATGTTGCCGAACATGGTGAGGTACTGCGCCATGTACGGGCTGGCCCCGCACAGCGTGATGTCGTACGGCATCGGCAGGACAGCGGTCTCATCCTTGGCGATGAGGTCTTCCTCTTCGATGCGGTACTTGACCATCAGCTCCTCGGCCTTGGCCCGGTACGCGGCCTCCTCGGCGGGGAACGTGGTGGCCTCGGCCTTGTCGAGCAGCGCGCGAACAGTGGCCATCTTCGATGAAGTCATTGCGACCCTCCCGGGTAGTGGTTGTGCTGTTGAGAGAACTCTAGCAGAGCAGGGTGCCCCGGGGTAACCCCCGGGGCCTCCCGAAATCAGCCGAGGTACTTCGGGCCGCAGTCCGGACCGGCACCCAGGGCCTTGTACGGGTTGTTCTCGTCAGTGAGGTCTTTGTGGCAGAACCGGCAGTTACCGATGAGCTGGCCGTACAGCGCTCCGGCCAACTTGTCGTTCGCAGCCAGCCACTTCATGATCTGTGCCCGGCGAGCACCGCGCACGGGGTACAGGCTGTTGCTGGCCTTCTCGTCCAGGTACTGGAAACCGGTGCCCGGGGCCTTCTTAACACGGAAGAAGTGCGGCTTGTCGAAGCCCAGCTCCCCGGCCGGAATGGCGTAGTAGCCATACCCGCGCTTGCCCACGGGGAGCAGGGGCACGGTGTGCGTCCGGCCTCCCTGCGGAGAGGGGGTCGGGAGGGAGGTGGCCTTCGGCTGCGCCTTCAGCCAGTTGATGACCGTGCCGCCCTGCGCGAAGGTGGTCGGCCGCGCCGGGAACTGGGCGAGCAGCTGGGCGGCAGTGATGCCGCGCTCCGCCATCATGGTCTTGATCAGGTCAGCCTGACGCTCGCTGAACGGGCGAGTGTCGGTGCGGGTCTCCCAGCGAGGGCGGCTGTCGCGAGCGGTAGTGGCAGCGGCACAGGAAGCGCCGTAGCGGTGGAATCCCCGGCACTCGAGGCAGCGGGCCTCGCGGGTGGCAGGAGCGTCGCTGGCGTAGGTGTTCATGGTGACCTCCCGGTCGAGTGGTTGTGCGTGCCGAACAAGAGAACTCTATCAGGGGTAGAACCGGGGCCGCAAGGACCCCGGCTCGACAATCTCAGACCAGGTCGTACTCGCGACGCCAGGCCGCGCGCTCGATGCGGCGGACGCGCTTGCGCAGGTAGCGGGCTCCGCCGTCGGCGCTGACCTCGTCGCGCCAGTAGTGCTTCCCGCTCGCGCGGTTGCGGAGCATGACGCCTCGGCTGTGCTTGCTCATTGCTGGCCTCCCGGCTGAGTGATGATGCGGTAACGCTATCAGCGTACCGGGGGCCCCGCAAGACCCCCGGCATGCCATTCACGCCATGATTCCCAGGCCCCGCGCAGTGAACTTCTTCACCGGCTTGGCCGCCTTCATCTGGTTGATCACGCCGCCCTTCGGGCCGCGCGGGGCGACGGTCCAGGTGATGGGCTTGGCTACCGGCTTGCCCGAGGCGTCGCACTGGTAGTCCCAGGCCACCATCGCGGCGGCCATCTGCTGGTCGGTGGAGACGTTGGCGACCGGGGTCAGGCTGGCCCAGAACGCCTCCTTGCAGGCCCTGCGGGCTGCGCTGGTGGCCGGGTGGCTGTGGCCCTTGTGGTTGAGCTGCTGGCGCCGCGTGAAGCCCGCAACGCTGCTGTTGCGCTGGTCCTGCACCTTCGTGCTCTTCTGGGTCTGCGCGAGGTTGAGCTCCGGGTGGCAGATCCAGCAGGACTGCATGAAGCCCTCCCACTCGGACTTTTCCCAGTCGGTCAGCTCGGTGGTGAAGCCGTCGGCGGCCTCCACCCGGGCGTTGATGGCATGGTGGCCGTTGTCGCTGTGCCCGTTCTCCATGCCTCCCTCTTCGAAGCAGTAGTTGCACATGTCGTGGTGCGGGCTGGTCTCGGTGCCTTTGGTGCCTGTCTGGCCCCGACGCTTGCCACAGACGTTGCACATGACCTGCTTCATGATGCCCTCCCGGGTAGTGGTTGCTGACTTGCTGATGAGAGAACCCTACCAGAGTCAGCAAGACAGCCGCAACCCCTACGCCGCGAGAACCTTCACTGCGATCCGCGTGGCCTCCGCTCCCACCCGCCCCTCGTCCCGCAGGTCGGCCGTGGACCAGGAGAGGTGCACGTCTTCCACCTCGCGCATGATCACGTGCTTGGCCTGGTCAAAGTCGGCGCTGTACAGCAGGTCCGCCGTCATGGCTGCGCTGTGGCAGAAGGCCGAGATGCGTCCAGCGAAGAAGCTGTTGTCGCGGCTGTGCGGGGTGACCTTCTTACCCGTGCTGATCGCCTTACCGATCAGGTTGACCAACAGGTCGTGTGTGCCTGCCATCGTGTGCCCTCCTTGGCTTGACTGCGTGCCCTGCGCGGGAGTCGAACCCACGTACACCTACAGGACGGGAGAGGGGCGCCCGTAGGCGCCCCTGCGGCCTCAGACCGCCTCGGTGGTGTCTTCCTCCTGTGCACCGAGCCAGAGGGCCTCAAGCTCGTCCTGGTCGGCCTCTTCGAGCTCCTCGGTGATAGCCAGGTCGATCAGGATGCGACGCACCTGCGCGATGCTGACGTGGATCTCCTCGGAGATGCTCTTCATGCTACGCGGGGTGATGGCCTCGACGCCCTCGGCCTCGTCCGCGTCCTGGCCCTCGCGCTGCGCCCGGACCCACTCGGCGTCCGCCCGCTCGGTGGTGCCGTCGGCGAGGAAGTGGCGACGACGCAGGGTGCCATCCTCGCGCTCGTTGTGCACCTTCGCGGTACCGGCGACCAGGGCCGCGAGCAGGTCGGTGGTGGGGGTGGCAGAGGTGATGACGATGTTCATGGTGACCCTCCCGGGTAGTTGGCCTTGCTGATGTGAGAACACTATCACGGACTGAGCGTCCTGTGCAAGGAGCTGTGCGAGACAGCTCTCCACACTCCGGGCTCAGGCAGTCTTGCGCCAGTTCTTGGCGCGACGGTCCTTGCGAACCTGCGCGGCCTTGGTGCGACGGCTGGCAACAGATAGGTTGAGCTTGATCTGACGCTTACCCTTCATGCTGGGCCTCCCGGCTCAGGCGGAGCGAACGACGGCGATGTTGGCCTTGGCAACGAACCGGTTCATGGCGGACCAGTTCTTGAAAGTCTTGACCTTCTTGGCAGTGGTGGCCGAGTTGAGGTCGATGTAGGTGATGGTCCACATGGTGCGCCTCCCGGCTGAGTGTGCTGACTTGCTGATGAGAGAACACTATCACCGAGGTGGAGCGGGTCACAAGGACCCGCCCCGAACTTTCTCAGACAGCCTTGAGCTTGCGGGCCGGGGCGGTGGTGGCCTTGGCTGCGGGCTTCCTGCGGACGACGGGGGTCGGGGTGCGGTGGTTCATGGCTGCACGCGAGATGGCCATGAGCACGTCCACGGTGAGCGGCATGCAGTACAGCGCGACCATGTCGGTGACGCCAGCCTCGCTCAGCACGTGTACGAGGTGCCAGTAGCTGACCCAGCCAGCGATCGCGGCTAGGAAGCCGATGGCCCCAAGGCGCACCCATCCCACCCTCCCTTTCGCAGGCATGCGTTCGAGCAGCTCGAGGCTCAGGAAGAAGGCTACGGGGGTCCACAGCCCCACCAGCACCCCAATCGGGGTGTGCTGGCTGGCGTACACGTTGGCGGCCGTCGTGGCGGTAGCGGCTACGTAGAAGGTGCTGCCTGCCGTCCTCTTCAGGTTGCGTGCCTTGCGCGCAGCGGGGGTCAGCTTCTTGCAGGTCATGTGCGCTCTCCCGAGCTAGTAGGTGCGGAACACAACAGCGGGCAGAGGCTGTGCTTGTCATCATCAGTTTGCCCGAAGGCTCCCGCATATACACCACTGGCACTTGTTATCCGTATGGCTTTTGCTAAACAAGCTTTGCGCTTACCCGCTGTTGTGTTGTGAGAGAACTCTACCATGGTGACCGGGGCTCGGCGCAAGGACGATCTCGGATGGTCTTGGTAGATCCGATTGTCCACCAGACCTATTCTCTCATCTCCGTCGAGATGATCGCAAGGAGACCCGCCGAAGTTTCTCGACGGGCCTCGCGTGCGGGTGCGCGGCTACGGGCAGGATCCGTCTCCGCCGAAGCGGAACGTGCGGGTGGTCACGGCTGTGTAGGTGTACTTGGCTGTGTTCGTGGCCGACATGGTCAGGTTGGCCGTCGTGCCGTCGCCGTAGGACAGCGTGGAGAACTTGGCCGCACTCGTGTCCGACGAGCACAGGCCGTTGCCCATCTGCGTGGTCGGGTTGGCCACGTTCGCGGCCACCTCGCCCCATGCCTTCACCTGTCCGCTCTGGGTGAACGTCGGCGAGGTCCAGTCACCGGCCGGGAAGTATCCGACAGGCTGAAGATTGTAGTAGACCCACCAGTTGTTCGGGGTACCGCCGTAGGCGATGGTGAGCTGCTTCAGGGTGCCGATGTCACCCGCGACGCTCGTACCCCGGTTCACGGTGGTGTTCGGAGCGTAGTCGACCCAGGTGGCGTCGCTGTATCCGCCCGCAACGCCGTTCGTGTAGCGGTGCGAGAAGAAGTGCGGATTATTGTCCCCGTACAGCCCGGGGTTGACCATCACGCCAGCCTCGACAACCTGCTGGCCGTTGGCCGATAGCATCGCGATCTCGCCGAGCGAATGGAAGTCGCCTGCGGTCACAGTGGGCTGCGTGATGGTGAGCAGAACAGCGGCCTGGGTGTCGACGTGGTTCTCGGCACCGACGACATAGAAGTACGTGAGCGCAGCCTGCGCGGGGGTGGCCGCCAAGCCGAGGCCCGTGAGGGCGGTCAGTAGTGCGATGGTGCCTGCGATCAAGCGTCGCTTGAACGGGTGCATGGGCGGTCCTTTCTGGAAGACTCCTCCTGTTCGCAATCTGACCCCGCCGAGGGGTCGGTAGCTCGGCGAGGCCAGATCACATTCCGTGCAGGTAAGCAGGGAGAAGGGCTGCCACCGTGGGGCCCAGCTTACCAGGGCTACAGGGCGACAGGGGCATCCGACCCGGCAGTTACCTGCACTCCCGCCCGCACGCTCGCAGCGGGGGCCAGCGTGACCCCAATGGCGACCAGGAACGCGCTGACGATCATCATCAGGTTGTTCGGGTCCGACCAGTCGCTGCCATTCACGATGACCACCTGCGCAACGGCCAGTGCGGCGAGCAGCGCGTTGACCACACTCTTGACACCGCCGAAAGCCTTGCTGAGCGGCACGATGAACACGATGAGATTGTTGCCGATGGCCAGGGCGATGATGATGCCCTCGGATGCGTCGATGTGGTGATCCCCGGTGAACAGCGGGAGAACGACCGCAATGATCGCATAGAGGAAGGCAACAATGCTCTTCCCGTATTTCTCCCAGACCGTGAGATTCATGGTGACCCCTTTCTGTCAGCGCCGGATGGGCTGACATTGCGACAACTTATACAGGTCCAGGAATTTGGCCTGTAGGTTACGCCCCGCCCTCGACGTAGGCGGAGTCTCTTCGAACGTATCCAGGTACGCACTGAGCCACCCGCACACTACCCGCCGAGACTCCACCGCCGAGGCTGCTGCTGCCCGTTCTTGTTCTTGTCGAGCGTGTTCTGCTTGATTGGCGGATATCTGAACCGCAGCGAATATGGAGAGAATGGGAGACAGCAACACCGTCGCTATCCCCACGACAATCCAGTAGACCGGGAGGGGCTTCGGTTCCAGAACCCGCTTCATCACCCCGCAGCCACCCCCTTCACAATGATGAGAACTATCACCGCGAGACCGGAGGCTCCACTGGCGACGAGGGCGATTCGGGCGTACCAACCCGACGTAGGCTGAGGGCTTCCAGCACTGAGGCTGCTCCCACGGCGAACCCGGGTATACCGATCGCCGCCCCGCCGACCAGCAGAACCGCGAGGCGGATGTCCTGCCGCTGCACCTCCAAGAAGATGAGCGCCCACCCGCCCAGGAACGACAGGATGTCCCGCATGAGAATCCATGTTCCAGGTAGCCGCTCCGTGCCTCGCCTGCTCACTCATGTTCCGCCTTTCCATTCCCCGGCATCAAAGAGCCCGGCTTATGACGACTGACAGGGGCTAGATCAGTCGCGCTTACGTCGTCAGGTCTGCCGGATCGATGCTCTGGTCGATAGGTAGTTCGATACCGTTCTTGGTGAGCAGCGCGGACTGAGCACGAATGTAACGCTGCATGTCCGTCCGCTGTTGGTTCACGATGATATGAACGGCATCAACCTTCTGACCCGTCCTACGCGCGGCAACCGCTCCGATCGTGACGACGACAGCCGTGGCCAACGTGAACAGAGCCGTGAACATGCCTGCCAGCGTTGACCCCGGCATGTCAGCCGCGAGCATCATGTCAGCCGCCGCTCGTCGGTGCCTGGACTGCGGTCTTGACAGCCGCAACGTCAGCCTTGAGCTGGGTGGTGTCGCTCCGCAACACGGAGATTCCACCGCCGTTACTCTTGGACTGAGAGTCGATGACCGCCAGCTTGCCGGGGGTCTGGAGCAACTGACCCATCGGAGAGCTCGGGCTGAGCGGGTTGGCCGCCGCACCGCCGGTGTCTCCGACCTCGTGGTCCCGCAGGGCCCACAGGTCCTTGATGAACTGCCGCAGCGCACGGGTCGGGCGGTCCTTGTAGCCGACGGCGGTGTCGAGAACGGCCGTAGCGATCGCGGCCTTGCCGTCGGTGCTCTTGGCCCAACTGGTCATGAACTTGTTGAACGTGGCCTGGTCCACCGGGAAGTCTCCCACTTCTCCTAGTCGGAAATCGAACGTCGTGTTGTTGTCAGCGGCCTGGCTGTACGCGCCGCTCACGTGCAGGTGCTCGGTGTGTGGGCTCGGGCCGGTATACGCCTCGGCCTTCCATCCGTTGCTCGCCCGGTAGATCTTACGATTCAAGATCAGATACCGGAACACCTTCTCAATGCCCGGAAGCTTGATGAGGTGATCGACGAGCATTTGCGTGTCGCAACCTGCCTCGCGCAGGTCGCTATCCATGTCGAAGGCGCGGACCTCGTTCAGCGTGTCGCCGTCCCTGTACTCGGCCTTCCCGGTGATGTCGGGATTGTGGCCGCTGGACGACTCTGCCTGGTGAGCCAGGTCACCGATGGTGCCGTCGCTCGCCTTGTCACGATTCGGCCAACGACGATTCACCGAATCACGGAAATGCGACAGGCCCTTCGTGAGCACCCATGCCGTAGCCATTCTCTCCCCCTTTCTGCGGTCGGGAGGGTCGGGGAGGACCCTCGGTCCATATTGTACCCGATTCGGGCTTGAAGCAGCCCGCAGGGCGTTTAGAGGTCAACTCCGGTATCTCCGGGATCTGCTCCAGCAAACTCGACCGTGAGGTCGAAAGGCTCACCGGCGGAGGCGAAGAACTGGAAGGTACCCGTGCCGACGACCCGGGCTCCCGAAACGAGGATAGAGATGAACCCCGACGTATCGGCGAAGTAGAAGCCAGAGATAGGGATCAGGTTGGACTGAGCGTTGTTGTCCTGCACGTTGCGGCATTGCGCGAACTGGGTGCCGTTGGCCACTGTGCACGCAGAGCCGGTCGTGGCGCTGAAGAAGAAGCGCAGGCGGGCGAACATCACGTCGTTGTCGACCGTGCTGTCAAGATTCACGTTAGAGCTCATGATACGGTAGCCGACGCCTGCGATAACCGGAATGTCATCGAGGCGCATGTAGGGGGTTTCCGTACTGACAGCGCCGATAGACAATGCCGAGGTGCGACGACCGCGCTTGATGATCTTCTGGTTGTTGGCCTCGAGCGAAAGGACGCGGCTGTCCAGATCGTTAATCGCATCCCGCACGGGAGTGCCGTAGAGCGAAGACGAGAGAGGCTGCCCGGGAACCGGGGTCTGAATCGTATAGCTGGCCATCTTAGATCCCCCAAGATTCTTCGTCCCAGCCAGGCTCGCCGTCCCACATTCCTACCGGGAGTTGGCGGACCAAAGCGAGATCCTGTGTGTATTCTGGACCATCTGCATTATGCACCACTGACAGCACTCTCCAGTTGCCGTCGGCCTGAGTGTCAACCGCGTCGGCAATCGTGACAAGCTGGCCCGGCTTGCGCCGGGGATCACCCATCACCGTGACGCTCAGTTCGGGACGGGGCCGCGCCATGATCGACACGAGCCAGTTAGCCACCGTCGTCGCATCCTCGCGATTGTCCACCCACGGAATCTGTGTAGAGAGGGCTCGCTCCCTGCGCGTGGCCACCGAGCCCGCATCGCGAGCGGTCACGTATGACGTGGCCTTCGTCACGGCGTTCCCTCGGATCACCATGAACGGGATGGCGTCGCCGTCGTTGGCCAGCCAGGCTGACCGCAGCAGCAGGTTCGTGAATCGAACCGTGACTGTGCTCGAGGTGTACGACATCACGCGTGCCTTGACCTGAGACCAACTCACATTAATGCCGGTTGCATCGGGCTCAGTGTTCACGGTCATGTAGTGACCGATACCCGTGGGCGGCACGGTGCCGTCAATCTCTGAATCGCTCAGATTCCAGAGCGTCCAGTTTCCCGCTGTGTCGGAGCCCGGGAGGGGCTTGCCGTACAGCTCGGATGTCGGCGTGTCCAGCGTGAACGTGACCGTGCTTACGCCACGCGGGATCTCCATAGCCTGACTGATCGTGAGCACCGGAACGGCCATCGTGCTGACGCTGACCTCGTCGTATTCCACGGTGATAACGTTGCGCATCTTGGTGGGGTCCAGCGTGACATTCAGCTCCGAGGCGTTCACCTCAGTATCCACGATCTCCGTCGGCGTCATCTGCTCGGCCTCGCCGAAGTAGGTCAGCGGCAGGAAGTTAAGGTTGTCATTCTCATCAGCCCGATAGGCCGACAGGGTAGCCCGTGCTAGCTCGGCCAGAGTAGCCCACCCCGTTATCGGGGTCACCTCGGCTAGACCTGTCAGCGTGAGCCCTGTCGGCCGCGTAATGGCGTTCTGGCTCGGCGCGGCAGGCGTCGGGTAATGCACGGCGAAGGTGTCGGAGAACGGCTGGCCTGCCTCAATCTGCACATCGGACAATGGCAGATGCGTCTCGAGGAAGTTGTTGATGGGGTCACTGTCACTCGTGCCGCTCTTCACCCTATCGCGGTCGTGCACAGGCCAGAGTGCCGGGTTGAGCGGCAGGTTGACCTGCCAGTAATTGTTCGAGGTGGTCGTGCCATCCATGAACACTTTCGCGACCCCGGTACCGAGGTCCCAGGCCAGGCTGACGAAGTGCCAGGCGCCGTCCGTCGGTAGAGCCCCGACCGAGGCATAGAGCAGCGTCTGATACCCCGTTGAATCGCTGCCCATCGTGACCTGCCACTGACGGTTGCTCGACAAGCACTTGAACTGGAGATACCCGAGCACACCCGTATGTGCCGCGTTGTAGAGCTGGAGGGTATATCTGAAGATGAAATCCTTGTCCGTATTGCTCGTATCGATCAGGTACTGCGGATTGCTCGTGACCGCATCACCCCTAATCCAGAAAGAGATACGACCGACAGAGTTCGTCTGGCTGAACTGGTCATTGAGCTGCGCCGTGCCACTCAAGAACGGCAGGGCTTCCGTGGTTGGATACAGCTCCAGGTTGACGCCCTCGACATGCGTGGCATCCTGGCAGGCGAACACGCCCGTATGGAAGGGACCCGGGACGAACGTGGGGCGGGGTGTCGGTCCCGGCCATGCCGGTCCGATGCCACCCGCATCGTAGTCCTCGCGATAGGTGAAGTTCGGACCCTCGGTGACGATGAAGCTATCCGCATCCAGGAAGGCATGCGTTGACCCGTACATCGGGTTCCAGTAGATCGTATAGGGCGTCGGTGCTGGGCCCGCGAACTGACCGCCCCGGGCCGCGATCCACAACGCCACCCAGTCCGGCGTCATGCCCTCGCGCTGGCCCCAGACCTCCGGGAGCACGAGCGAACGGTCGAGATCTAGTCGCGTCTTGCTCACGGCCTTCATCTGGGCCTGGCCGCCCTCAGCGAGCACAATGTCCGCCATCTGACCCCGATGGATGGTGGTCGGGATGGGCCCGCCTGCACCCAGCACGTTGAAGTCGATGCGGGTGGCTGCGGTGTCCCGCTCTCGGCCGTACACCGGGCTGTTGCGGTTGAAGGGCGAGAAGAACTCCCGGGCACCCATCCTCTTGCGATCGACCACCATCACCGGTATGGCGATCATCGTGGCAATCGAAATGCTGGAAGCCGAGGTACCCGTCACGACCTGCGCACCCTCGGCCCGGTACGCCGTAGAACTGATCATGATGTCCATCGTCGAGCTAGCCTCGTTCAGCTCGGTT